AAATAATTTTTTAAAAGAATTAGCTCGCCACGAGGCGGGCTTTTTTTGTGCATCATGGCAGAATAGCGTTGCGTAAGTCGTTGTTCCCCAAAGGTTTACGCTCGGCGGCAGCCGCCTAGGCTAAACCCTTGGCTATCAGTACTTTATTTTTGGCGACTTTCGAGATTTGAGAGTTGAGACTCGAGCTTTGAGCTTTCAGCTATTCCTTGGAGTCTATCGTCCATCCAATTCCAAGCCTCGTTGATGTTCCAATTTCCGTCACTTTCGAGAAAATTTTCAATGTCTCGATCTTCGATTGAGTCGAAGTGATCGGCAGGGCAAATTTCCTTTTCGTTGGAATCGTAAACTTGAAACCCTCGAACATCAGCACGAAGGGAAAAACCTCCCTCGTCACAATCAGCAAGGAAATCCACGCTTGCGTAGATCATCAAGTCCGTAATTGATTCGGGTGCGTCATCATTGCTTGCGGAGATGGTAACAATACAATTTGCATCGAACATACCACCATTCATTTCTTCAATACTCTCAAGGGATAAGGAATAATTAACTTTCATAAATAGAATATAGAACAAAAACAGGTAAAGAGCAAATAAAATAACTCCAAATATTCAACTATTTTATTGACTTATCCGCTTGCGGGACATTAGCTCTGAGATGCAACTATTCTGTGGTATTAGTCACTTCTCGTAAGTCGTTGTTCCCCAAAGGTTTACACTCGGCGGCACCCGCCCAGGCTAAAGCCTTGGTCATCAACACTTTACGAAAGCATTTTCACTAAGATTTTTCTTGCGTTCCCTTGTTTAGCGTGGTACTTTATAAGTATGAAACATTCAGAAAGCGGAACTCGAAAAGTATTAAAACAGCTGAAAAAATGTCCCGAAATTGCAGAGATTCGGGCGACTGCGAGTGGTCAAATGATACTCGCAAAGAATGGCGAGCAGTATCTCGCACATTTCTCCGCAAAAGCATTCCATCCATTAAGGAGATGGCTCAAAAAGAACACCTCACTAAAATCACTAAAATTCTAAGACGATGAACCTAACACAAGCACAATTAGATTGGTTTGCTCAACAAAAGCGATTGCATGACTCTGCTGATTGCAAGAGCAATATTCCTTTCGATCCTGTATGGAGAGGTAGGCAAAGGCTTTGGCAAGCTCATACTACTGGCAATCTATATGCCTTAACTGTACAGAACCGCACTATGAACCATTCCTTTGTCGTGCGTCAGTACGGAAAGAATGCTTGGCAGGCGGGCTTGCGTTACTACAAGGGCTTAAATGGCAAGGGTGGCAATTGGGTTTGGCAATGCACCAAGGTTGTGAAGGCTACTCTTCTGTAAGTCCTTAACCACCAAAGGTTTACCTTTGGCGGCTGCCGCCCGCGCTAAACCCTTAGCTATCAGTAACTTATGTAAGTTGACTTATTTCACAATTGGTTTACATAAAAGACTAAGGCTGAGAATAAGAGAATAGTTAAAATTTCCATTATACTTTTGTGAGTTTATAGCGAAACTTGCGATCCTCGAAAGCTCGTCTTGACTTTAGCAAAGCCTCGGCTTCTCTCTTGAACATTGGAATGCTCTCGGCAATCCAACCTGTTTTATTAAGAAACGGGATTGATTCTAGGATGTACATATTTTTTCCTTGTGTTTTTGTTTGCGAGGAAGGACTTTATTATTCCTCTTATGTGGCATGGATTTGCTCCAAGCTTGTTTACTTATTGGGATTCTGACTTTGACCCTCATATTAAATCGTAGTATCTAGGAGAATAGTCAACCTTGTACTTTTGTGCTGAAATTTCATAATCCCGAAGTCCTGAATCTAGAGCCTTTTTAATTGTTTCAATTTCAGAAAGAGAAATTGAGTTGCAACTTTCCCCGTCTTGATCATAGGGCTTTACATCGCTAAGCGAGTCGAATCTAGCCAAAGTAGAAATCGACTCTACTTGATCGCCATAAAGATTTTCCATTTCATCGGTGTCGTTTTCACCTTCTACCCAAAACGATCTCCCGTCTGCAAATTCTATATTTGCGGAAAATTCAGATTCGGTAACCTCGTCAAACTCTATAGTTAATTTCATATGTACAAGGTACGACAAGTCCCTCCAAATAGCGAACTAAATATTCAACTATTTTATTGCACGATCCGCTTGCGGGGCATTAGCGTCCGAGATGCAATTTTCCTGTGGTATTGATCATGTTTCGTAAGTCGTTGCTCCCCAAGGGTTTACCCTCGGCGGCAGCCGCTCACGCTAAACCTTTGGCTATCAGCAACTTATGACGGTTGACTGATCGCACTACCCTATTGTACGATCACGAACACGATCCCGTCAATCTATTGCACAATTCTATTGTGACCGATTCGGGCATAAAGAAGCCCTATCCCCTTGCGAGGATAGGGCAACTTTCTAGAATTCCCATTTAGGATTCGCTTCAGTCCAAACATTGTTACCGAAAGCCAAGCATTCGGATCTTGCGTCAAGATATTCAATTACCATCCATTTGATTTCATCCTCTAGATTTTCCAAGTAATTCTTAGGAAATTCTACCGAAAGAATTTTATTGGTTTCATCGCACAAGCGGACGAGGATCTCGTCCGCTATGATTAAAGTGTTTTCGTCTTTTTCGGATTTTTGGATTTTCATTTTCTTATCTTTCGTAATGGTTTACATTAAGCGTTTTATTGTAATGCTTTTCGATTTTTTTCAATTCTTGTTCCATCCAATCAATTATGGTTACGCACAAGATAGAATTAGGGTCATCAGAAAGATCGTTGGCATAAACTCCCTTTTTGTCTTTCTTGCTTTTTACTACATTTTTAATTGCATTTAACTGCACATGCAAATCCATTAAAACTTTTGCTCCTTCATATGCAACTTCATTAGTATGAAGACCCTTTTCGATCAGATCGAATATTGAAAAGCTTTGTGAATCGGTGTTTTTCTCTTTCATATATATAGAGTAAGCCACTTTTCGATAAATAGCAAATTTATTTTAACAAAATAATACTTTTCTATCAAATAGAATAATACAATAAAATAGGTAAATAGGTTAATGTATATATTATATTATAAAGTTGACTTATTATATTAAAGGATTGTTCATTATTATGGTAGTATCAGTCATGTTTCGTAAGTCGTTGCACCCCAAAGGTTTACCTTTGGCGGCAGCCGCCCACGCTAAACTCTTGGGCATCAGTGACTTATGACAGGTGACTAATTGGGGCATAGAAAAGCCCTATCCCCTTACGAGGATAGGGCAACTTTTTAGTCGTCGAACGCCCCGTCTAGAAGATCCTGAGTAACCCAATCGCTGAGTTCCTTGGGGGTGGATTCAATTTGAGGAAGAGGACGAACGCCTTTGGGAATAGGCGGGGGCGGGGGAATATCCGAGACGGGAGGAAGTGCGAGAATCGCCTCCCGTGCGGTAAATTCGACATCAGTCATGCCGAGAGCGTGAGCGGTGCGGGCGAGGGAATCATCATTTATCATAAGTACAAGATACGACAAGCCCCTCCAAATAGCGAACTAAATATTCAACTATCTTATTGCACGATCCGCTTGCGGATCAGCACCAAGATGCAACTTTTTAGTGGTATCGGTCACTTCTTGTAAGTCGTTGCTCCCCAAAGGTTTAGGGACGGCGGCAGCCGCCAAGGCTAAACCCTTGGGTATCAGTAACTTATGAAAGGTGACTAATTGGGGCATAGAAAAGCCCTATCCCCTTGCGAGGATAGGGCAACTTTCTAAGGTTTTTTTACCAATTCGAATAGGCAACTAAACAAGAGTAAAGTACAATTGCTAAAAGCATGATTATATTGACAAAGGAGGAGGAGGCAAGGCGGTTGCCGTTCCGTCATGGGTTTGCACAAACCAATCGTCTTCGCAAATTGGTTCGTCATCAAGACAAGCAACAAACCCGACTTGATGAAAATTCATTCCTGTAATGCCGTTGACTCTTTCCATTGTCGTGCGAGTGTTCCAACCCGCAAGCGTAGCAAAGACTAACCCGCTTGGATCTCTCCTGACAATCTCGTTGCCGTGAAGAAAGACGCTTGTACCATCTGTTTTAGTGTTTCCAACTGTCAAGGATAAGCCTTGACAAAAGGCGTTTTTGATATGTTCCGTTACTTGTCGCATGATTTTCCTTTTGTTTTGATTGAAAGCTTACCTTTGAAAGTAAGCCTCGACTTGATCGCTCGTTGCCTTGGTTAAGTCCTTAAAAAAGACTTCGGGTTGAAACAAGTGATCTTGTGCATGGTGCTTGATTATGCATATTCTTGCTTGTTTGTGCAACTCTACGAGTCGCACGACTTTATTGTTTTGCTTGCTATGGTACAAAGTACCCTCTTTCAGCGAGTCGATATTTCCGTATTCGAATTTCATATAATACAAGATACGAGCAAAAGGGGTAAATAGCGAATTAAATCGCTCCAAATATTCACCTATTTTCTTGCACGATTCGATTACTAGGAAGTTGACTAATGCTCTCACAGGGCAATCGTATTGTGCAACTTTTTAGTTGCCTGATTACACTTTTGCATTGCACAATTCTCTCGTACATGGCGTGTTGTAAGTCGTTGACCCCCAAAGGTTTAGGGACGGCGGCAGCCGCCCACGCTAAACCCTTGGGCATCAGTGACTTATGACAGTTGACTGATCGCGTTACATCGTTGCACTATTCCAAGCACGATCCTGCCAATCTATTGCACAATTCTCTTGTGACTGATTCGGGCATAAAGAAGCCCTATCCCCTTGCGAGGATAGGGCAACTTTTCAGAGTAGGTAAAGAACGATTAAGGCGGGCGGTGCGATTATGCAACTTAATTCGATGATAATCATTTGATTGTCCACATTGGAAATTGACTTTTTCCTTCAGTTATTCCTAAAAGATTTTCAGCATTTTCGATTTGCTCACCTGCGGAAGCGCAAAGGCTTTTGATTTCCTTAGTCACTTCTTCCGATTCGTAGGCGTTGCAATCAAGAGAATTCTGCCGTTCGGATTCCTCCTCTTCGTTTTCGGGTTTTTCGTTTTCGAGATCGCATCTGTCTTGCGTTAATTTTTGCAATTCGTCTATTCTTTTTTCGATTTCGTAGCTCATATTGTTTTTCTCCTTATTTGGTTATCGTACTAAAGGCGAAGTCTTAAGGCGATTAACCTCACCTTGTTTGGTTTGTTCAAGCCATGACTTTTTCAAAGTTTCGATTTCAGGCAGAACGCAAACAGGCGAAAGATCTTGCCTTGTTTGAATCATTGGAGAATTCGGATTTTCCAAAAGAAAATCAATCCGAGCCATCCAAAAAAGCTGTTCAGCTAAAGACCCTTTACGGGCGTGAGAATGCAAAAAGAGAGAAGAGAGCGATTTCATATAATACAAGGTACGGCAAACCCCGCCGAATAGCGAATTATATTTGACCAAATATGCCAAGAACATTCGCCTGTTTTCTTACACTATCCTATCACAGGGCAATCGTATTGTGCAACTTTTTAGTTGCCTGATTACACTTTTGTATTGCACAATTCTCTCGTACATGGCGTGTCGTAAGTCGTTGACCCCCAAAGGTTTAGCGTGGGCGGCTGCCGCCGTCCCTAAACCCTTGGGCATCAGTGACTTATGACAGTTGACTGATCGCGTTACATCGTTGCACTATTCCAAGCACGATCCTGCCAATCTATTGCACAATTCTCTTGTGACTGATTCGGGCATAAAAAAGCCCGATCCTCTTGCGAAGATCGGGCAACTTTTTTGTTTAAAAGGACATTGTGTTTTCCCTTTCTTTTATTGATTTATCCAAGCAACGAAAACAGCAAAGATTATTACGAAAATCACTTTAGAATGTAGTTATAATTCCAAGCAAGATCGACAGCTTGACGGGCTTTTTGCATATCTTCGAAAAGATCAAGAATAGTTTCCTTTGCAGGATCTTTTTCCTCGATCAATTTTTCCATCCTGTCCTTTGCGATAGTTTGTGCACGATACAATGAAGCTTTTAAGTTATCCCATTGATCCCGAGTTAAGTCAAGCCTGTAAAAAGTTGACTTTTCTTCTTCCGTTTTTTCGTCTTCCATTATAATTTTCCTTTTGTTTTTTGGTTTTACCTTTGAAAATATTTCTTAACCTGTTCACCTGTAGCAACTTCCAAGTCTTGGAAAAAGACTTCCGATTGAAACAAGTGATCTTGAGTATGATGCTTTATTATGCAAATTCTTGCTTGGATATGTAACTCGACCAAACGAACGCACTTATTGTTAGTCGTTGAATGGTAAAGACTTCCAACCTTCAGGGATTTGATTTTTCCTTTTTCGAATTTTTTTGACATAATTTTGATTTTTTTGAATAGGTACGAATGATTAACTATTAACAAGGTACGACAACTTCGACCCAAACGCAAACCGATAACGACTTTCATTTCAACTAAAAAGTTGCACGATCCCCCCCCGTTTTTTGAATTTTTTGGAGTTGCCTTGCTTTGCTGGCGGAGGGGGGGTGGTTTTACTCAAAGTCTGAAGCATTATTTTATTATAATATATAGTTTTTTGAAAAAAAATCGGCACTTTGCAAAAAATAGCTGTAACATATAGCATATAATAATATGCCAAGGCGCAAAAAACCCGACATAGAGGATTCCGAGGAAATAGAAAATATAATAAGCTCGTTTAAAAAAACGAAAATTAAGCTTAAAAAGATAGAATTTTCCGACAAGCAAAAAGAGTTACTGAAGATAATGTTCGACAAGGACACTAAGATTATTTTTCTGAGTGGTCCAGCAGGGACGAGCAAGACCTTCATGGCAATATATGGAGCTCTCCAATTATTTAATCAAGACAATGAATATAACATTAGTTATGTGCGAACCATAATAGAAAGCGCCGATAGAGGCATGGGAGCACTACCAGGAAGTGTTGACGAGAAGTTTTGTCCATTCATGATGCCTCTCGAGGATAAATTATTCGAATTATTACAAGCCTCGGATGCGCGCGCCATGATTAATAAAAAAGTCGTATCTGCGATGCCCATAAATTATCTACGAGGAGCGAGTATTAATAATCAGATAGTAGTTGCCGACGAGTGTCAAAATTTCAGCGAGAAGGAATTAATTACGTTAATTACCCGAATTGGAGAGAATAGTAAAATGTTTATTTGCGGAGATCCCATGCAGAGCGACATCAACGGAAGGAGCGGATTTAGTAAGATAAAAGGGGTATTTAATGATGACGCTAGTAAGAAGCAAGGAATACATAATTTCACTTTTGACTTTAAAGATATCAAAAGGAGTGTAATATTAAAGTATATTATTAAAAAAATAGAATTAAATGAGAGAAGCAACAAATCTACCTGAGTTTAAAATAGATACCAGAATACGGGCTCTCGCTCAAGTCATTGATTGGGGATTGAATCAATTTAATGTTCCCGAAACATGGAAGGTCACGCAGGGCGAAGGTATAACTGCAATGATTATAGATACTGGACATCCCGCTCACCCCGATTTAGGTGATAACGTAATAAAGGGAAAAACCTTTATACGGAGCGAAACTATAATGGATCAAAACGGTCACCACACTCATTGCGCGGGAATAATATGCGCGAAGAATAATGAAGAAGGTATGGTTGGCGTTGCGCCTAAGACTAAATGCATATCAGTAAAAGCCTTGGATAAAAATGGCAGTGGTAGCTATCAGACTTTAGCTCAAGCTTTAGACTATGCGATAGAAATAAAACCCGACGTCGTGTCTATGAGCTTAGGGGGAAACAAACCGTCTTCACAAATAGAATCTAGAATTAAAAAACTTTGCTCAATGAATATCCCAGTTGTGTGTGCTGCGGGAAATACTGGTGAGGGCGGAGTTAACTGGCCTGCGGCTTACGATGAAACGATTGCCGTGGCTGCATTTTCCCAATCTGGTGATATAGCAAAATTTTCATCAAGAGGAAAACAAGTCGAGTGGGCTGCTCCAGGAGTCCAAATATATAGTACTTTTCTAAATAATAGATACGCGAAATTAAGCGGGACATCTATGGCCTGCCCTTTTATAACTGGAGTGATATGCCTAATGCTTTCAAAGCACAAAAAGCAACAAAAAGAAGGGATGAGAAATGATTGTAAAACTGTCGCAGGAATAAGAGAGCATTTATTAAAGTATTCAAAAGATAGAGGCGTAATTGGAAAAGACAATTTATGGGGGTACGGAACTATTGATGTAGAAAGTTTAATTTTAGAAAAGGAAAAAATCCAGAAGCCGAAGCCTGAACCGAAACCTGAACCGAAGCCCGATCCTAAACCTATACCCCAAAAGCCAAAACCTCCGCAGAAACCTCCCGTATTAAAGCCAGAGCCAGAGCCAGAGCCAAAGCCTAGACCTAAGCCTGAGCCAGACATACCGAAGCCTTATCCAGATAGAAATTCCCCAAAGTACGAGTCAAGAAAAAATTTATATCTATGGGGAGGAATAAGTATTTTGGTAATAGTTTTATTAGGGATTATAGTCTATTTAAATAACAAGCTGGAAGATAATAATATTTATGTTCCACATATTAATGAGAATGGGGATGTAGATTTTGATGGTAAATTTGATGATGAGATGAGGGAAAAATGGAAGAAGGTCAATCCGTAAAGTTTGAGAAAGACGGAAAGCTTTTATGCGGAAAAATAATTAAAATATATAAAGAAACGGGGTACGATAGACACGATAAGATGTTCGCCGTGATATTTGTATACAATGATGACCTAAAGTTCTATGAGGGAGACGCTTTGGTAGAACTTGAAAAAATAATTGAATAATTTATTTTTTTTGTTATTATAGTAATAATGAAATTAATTAAATTAAATGGAGGTTTGAATTGGAGGCTATAATTGCGGCTGTAATAAGCTCTGTTGCTACTTTAGTCGTAGCTATTTTACACAGGAGATGGTACTTTAAGAAGCAAGATGATGTCGTAGAAGACCTAAAGGGGAAATTAGCGATTAAAGATTCTAATATTTTCATTATACAGACTCAAGATTCTAAAATACCAAGAAGACTTTTAAAATCTGACGGGAATGACGGGGAAAAAGGAGTAAAAATCGAAAAAATAATAGTTATAAAATAATGGCATTTAAATATTGTAAATCGTGTGGCTCAAAAACACAATTCTTAGGAATAGCTCCTAAGTTTTGCTCAAGTTGTGGAAAACCTTTTGGTGAGGAGGCCTCCTCCTCAGGTAGAAAAACTATGGCGAGAAAAGCTCCTGAAGCGAAAAGGGCCGAAAAACTTTCTGAGGATGAAACGGATGTCGATTTCATACCTCATATAGATTCCTTACAATATGACGTTTCGCCTTTTGAAAATAAAACATTCAAGGCCGAAGACTTATTTAACTTACCAAACGAAAATAATGGCGGAACCTCAGAAGAAAAAACGAGGAAGACCTAAGAAAATAAGGTTTGAAGATAAGTTTGAGATAATCCAAAGAAGCATAGGAAAAAGGAAAGGGAAATGGTTTCTTAAAGCCATTAACTGGATAGGCTGGGATGATGTTTCTCAAATAATTTGCGCCCATATCTATAAGAAATGGCACTTATGGGATCAGAAAAGACCTCTTGAGCCTTGGTTGAATAGGATAATATCTAACCAGATAAAGAATGTCCTAAGAAATCATTATACCAATTTCATTAGACCTTGTGTTCAATGCCCATTCAACACTTCTGGGGCCATAAGTAAAGAAGAGATGGAAAACGCTTGCTCTTGGACTTCTTCAAAAAAACAAGATTGCAACTGTCCGTTATTTAAGAAATGGAGTAAATCAAAGAAATACTCACAAGATATTAACCTGGCGGCTAACATAGATGACGTATTAAATTTTTCAGCAGAAAAGAATGGGATAGATTTTGATATAGATAAATCTAAGGATAAATTGAATAAATTAATGAAAGTATATTTAAGTGAAAAACAATATACCATATATAAAATGTTATACATTGATAATAAGAGTATTTCTGAGGTAGGGAAGATTATGGGTTATAAAAGTAACGAAAAAGGAAGAAGGGCGGGGTATAAACAAATAAAGAATTTTGAAAAAGTATTTAAGGCATTAGCTCAAAAGTTATTAAAAGAGGAAGATATAATATGAAATTAACACAAGAACAAAAAGAATTCATTACAAGTAATAAGGACGAGATTACCGATTTGATAGAGCTCACTCGAGCGACCTTTGAAGATGAGGAGTTAGATGGTAGAACGAAAGAGGGTCGAGCGGTAAGGAAATTCTTAGTTGACCAAAACATAGAATTTAGTACGACCAAGAAAGAAAAGCGTGAAGACATAGAGTTCGATGAAGAACAGCAAGAATTCATACTTCAATACGCTAAGGAGGGAATGACCTCTTATGAGATTTCGAGAATTCTCTTCCCAGGGGTAAACGTTTCTAATTTAAGTAAAGAAGTTCTGGAAGTTGCTGATTTTATAAAAAATCAAGACGAGAGTCTGGTTTCGAAGAGTGAAGATTCTTTAAACGAAAAGTATTTCCCGCCTAGATCTCAGACTAGGATGGTAAAGAAAATAAACGAATATTGTCATGCGGATGTAAATGAGCAGAAAATGACTAGGGAAGAGATAGATAATGCAGCTAGCTGTATAAAGTTTTTAGGGGCTCCTAGGTTTATTCAAGTTATAAATACTTACAGCGGTTCTGAGGATAGAAGGCTTTTTGAGGCTGAGTTTATAAGATCTGTATGGGATAAACCAGATTTAACAAGTGATGAGTTAAATTTATATATAAATGTATGCATGGATTATATACATTTAAAAAATATAAGCAAAGCTATAGATAAATTGAATCGGATGTTTGAAGAGTGTGATGATCAGAGAGATATGACTGTCAGACTAGCTGAATTGCTTAAAACTAAAAGTGAAGAATACAATCAATGTGAAAAAAGGCAAGAGACTCTTATTGCAAGATTAAATGGAGATAGAAAGGAAAGAGTCAAGGATAGGCATAAGAGTAACGCATCTATCTTGTCGCTAGTAAGACTTTTTCAAAACGAAGAAGACAGGAAAAGAATGCTCAATATAGCTGAAAAGCAAAAACTGCTTGTTAGAGAGGAAGCTGACGCAATAGAAGATATGGGCATATGGAAAGCTAGGGTTCTGGGGATTTCTAAAAATGATTCTATATGAAGCTGAGTTTACTGGATAAGAACTATTCGAACTTAGGACAAAGGTATTACGGAATATCTTTGGCGAATAACTTATTTGAAGGTTTCGGCGGCACTAATATAGTTCAATCAGGCAGTCAAAGGAGGTTGTCTGAGCATTCTGATTTTGATGTATTTGATATATATGCAAATTTGATCTATAACGATAAAGAGTACAATTACTTTATCTTCCACGAAAGAGAAGATCTTGAGAATGAGAGGGTTGAATTAAGAATTTCAAAGAAAATATTCTCAGACTACAGCGACTGTAGGGAAAGGATATCCATAGGTGACCTGCAGAGCTATGATCATAATCGAGTCAAGGGTAAAATAGACCTTTTGATATTAAATGATATACATTTCCCTATAAGAGAGTTAATAAAAGAAGTATGTATAAAAGATATAAACTATTTAGAAGGTAGGAATATATTAAATTCAATAAGTATAAAAGAGATTAATGAAAATTATAAACATATAATATATCCTTCTCAAAAAAAGATGTTAGATGAATATGGAATTTTTAGAAATCAGATGTCAAATCATTCTGTGGTGCTACTAGAAGGAAACGATTATCCTGGCGGCTCTCAAACTTTTCTTGTTAAAAAACAATTGGAAAGTGATGGGTATATTTGCTTATTGGATATAAAACAATCGATATGGCTAAAGGTTTAGAGTATCAATGCAAGGTTTGCGAGCAATCTTTTAAATCAGAACGCTCATTACATGCCCATATAAAGGCCCACGGGGTGCTTTTGGCTGATTACTATGTCACTTACTACCCCAGGTTTAATCTCTACTCTAAGGAACCTATACCGTTTAAAAACAAATCTCAATATTTTTCCACTTATTTTTTTAATTCTGATGAAATTGACAAATGGGTTGATATCACTGAAGATGAAGAAGTAAAAGATATAATATTAAAGATGTTAAAGGATAGAATAGTTAGTAAGGATTTGAAATACGCTCCTAATCATTTAGACTTACTATTGAATAACTTTCCGTCTATAAACATATATAAAAGGTATTTTGGCTCATATAATGAAGCCTGTCGTAGGCTTCAAGTTGAACCAATATATAACAAAGCGATAAGTAAGAAATTTTTTATGTATGATAAAAATTTAAAAGAAATGGAGATTATGATAGACACTAGAGAGCAAACTCCTTTAAGCTTTCCAAATGGAAAGCCTCATAAATTGGACTTTGGGGATTATACTGCATCAGGAGAAAATTACAATAAAACCTATGTAGATAGAAAAAGCGAAGTGGATTTTAAGTCTACCATGACTGTTGGGTACGATAGGTTCATAAGGGAGCTCGAAAGAGCTTCTAGCTTCGATTCGTTTTTATACATAGTTATAGAAACATCCGTCGAGAAGATAATAAGGAATAATTCCTTTGGATATCACAAGTCAAACCTTAAATTCGTATGGCATCAAATGAGAAAAATAACGCATATGTTTCCGAGGGTATGTCAATTTATATTCTCTGGAGGAAGAAATAGATCAAAGATTTTAATACCATTACTATTGAGGGCTGGCCCTGAGGTATGGAATTCTGACATTCAATATTACATAGACAATAGAAAGATAAAATTATAATGACCTGGGACGAAGGAACTCAAAAAAGAAACCGAAAAGAAGTGGACATCAACAAGCTTCTGGAATCCAAGGAAGGATTCCTGGACGAGAAAGAAGCTAAGTTGCTATTGTATAGATTTTTAAGGGAGAACGTTACATTCTCTACTAATCTCATTGCGGGAGTGGACCTTTTCCCTTTTCAGCATTTGGCTATTAAGTCTATGTTTGAAAGCGATTACTTCCTGGGGATATGGTCTCGAGGAATGTCTAAATCTTGGACTACTGGAATATTTGCATTTATGGATGCCATGATGAATCAAGGTGTCCAGATTGGTATTCTATCAAAATCCTTCAGACAAGCGAAGATGATATTTAAAAAAATTGAAGATATTGCTAACAAGCCTGAGGCTGGATATCTTCAGCAATGCATAAAGAAGATTTCTAAGGCTAACGATGAATGGGTTATGGAGATAGGTGAAAGCTCAATAAGGGCTCTTCCGTTGGGTGATGGTTCCAAGCTCCGTGGCTTTAGGTTTCATAGAATAATCATTGACGAAATGTTACTTATGCCTGAAAGAATTTATAATGAGGTCGTAGTTCCCTTTCTGTCTGTAGTTCAGAATCCAAAAGAAAGAGATAATCTATATAATTTAGAAACAAATCTAATAAGTCAAGGAAAAATGACGGAGGAAGAAAGGTATGTCTGGCCAAACAATAAACTAATAATGCTCTCTTCAGCTTCTTATAAATTTGAATACCTTTATAAACTCTATGAGAACTTTGAGCGTTTAATTAATGAGAAGAAGAGCTCTAATAAAGCTACTAGAACTATAATGCACTTTTCTTATGATTGTGCGCCAAAGCAACTGTTTGACCAAAATTTGATTGACCAAGCAAAGTCAACCATGAGTCAAAGTCAGTATGATCGAGAATTCGGAGCTGTTTTTACGGATGATAGTTCTGGATACTTTAAGATATCAAAAATGCAAGGATGTACTGTAGAAGAAGGTAACAGTCCATGCGTTGAGGTTAAAGGGGAGGAAGGGTGTGACTATCTATTGTCTTTTGACCCCAGCTGGGCAGAGAACGAAGGTTCTGACGATTTCGCTATGCAGGTATTCAAGTTAAACGAAAAAAACCAACAAGGAACCTTGGTTCATGTATATGCTATGGCAGGAGAAAGCTTAAAGAATCATATGAAATATTTTAATTATTTAATTAATAATTTTGATATAGTAGCAATGGTTGGAGATTATAACGGAGGAGTTCAATTCTTAAACGCCTTCAAGGAAAGCTCTCTGTATAAAAATTCAAAGAAAAAGATAAATTTAATAGAAACGGAATTTGATAATGCTGAAGAATATCAAAAGTCCTTAAGGCTTGCAAAGACAGAGTTCTCGAAAGATGGAATACCTTGCTGCTTAAGGAAGCCAACCTCTGACTGGATAAGAAGAGCTAACGAGTTGCTTCAGGGAAATTTTGACCACAAGAGGATATGGTTTGCATCTCAAGCTATAGATGATGATTATCAAAAGCAAAGAAACAAAAAGATTCCGATATCTTCATTGAAGTTTTTAAATTTTAATGATGGAGACGAAAACGAAACGAATGGCTCAAGGATGATAGACTTAGTTGAACACTTACATGAGATGATGGATTATACTAAAGGGCAGTGCGCTCTTATAGTGGTTAAGTCTTCTCCTCAAGGGATTCAAACATTCGACTTGCCTTTGAATTTAAAGAAAACAACTGGTCCTGGTAAAGCTAGAAAAGATTGCTATTCCGCTTTGGTATTGGGTAGCTGGATGATTAAAATTCATAATGACATAAAGAATTATAAATCTGAGACTGTAAACAGTTTTGTGCCTATGTTTATAAAATAAAAGTTAAAAAATAACTTTAAAAGTTAACTTTTGTGTGTATCATATAGCTAATGAGTGATTCCAAAAGAAAATACGTTAAAAAGTCGGCTTATTGGAGTAAATTTTCAAAAGCTTCAGAGTTGAAAGTTACAAATGAAAGTTACGAACCTACAATTTGTGGGACAAGTTATTATGGAAATGAAATAAAAGCTTCGGGATCATTTGAGGGGCTTAGGGAGTCGGGTGAATCCTCAACTTCAAGAAGGTCAAATAGTAGTCATTCGTCCGCTAAGGCAAATAAGTTTGCAAACATAGCTGCGGGAGGTATGCCTTACAAGGTAACCGCAGAGGGTGTAGATAGCAGAGAGTCTATAGAGCTTTGTCAAAAAGCTTACGCCAATATACCTATATTTAGAAATGCCATAGATGTAATGGCTGAATTCTCAAATTCAGATATGTACCTAGAGGGGGGTAGCGAAAATGCTAGAAGTTTTATGTATAAATGGTTTGAGAAGATAAATCTATGGAAGCTCAAAGACCAATTCTTTAGAGAGTATTATCGTTCTGGAAATATATTCTTATATAGGTTAGACGGAAAGTTTAACAATGACGACTTTAAGAGTTTGAATAAAATATATGGTAGTGGAGAATATTTAAATCCAGGAAAAATACCTATTAAATATATTGTATTAAATCCTTACGATATAGTATCTACAAGGAGTACGTCATTTGATGATGGAGCTTATAAGAAAATACTTTCAGAATACGAGCTGGAAAGATTAAAGACTCCAAAAACAGAAGAAGACGAAGAGGTCTTTAACGCTCTACCTCAAGAAACAAAAGAAAAAATAAAAAAAGGAGGGTTTAACTTAACTGGCCTAGAAGTAGAGCTTGACCCTAAAAAACTTATCTATTCATTTTATAAAAAACAAGATTATGAGCCGTTTGCAATACCTTTTGGATACCCTGTGCTGGATGATCTCAATTGGAAAATAGAGCTAAAGAAGATTGATCAAGCCATAAGCAGAACTATAGAAAATGTGGTTCTTTTAATAACTATGGGAGCTGAGCCAGATAAAGGCGGAATAAACCCTCATAGTTTAACTGCGATGCAGTGTCTTTTTCAAAATGAAAGTATCGGTAGAGTTCTAGTGAGCGATTACACTACTAAAGCTGATTTCATCATTCCTGACATTAATAAAATATTAGGTCCAGAAAAATATGAAATAGTAAATCAGGACATAAGAGAGGGCTTGCAGAACATTATAGTTGGAAAAGAAAACTATTCAAGTACTCAAATTAAGGCTCAAATTTTCTTAGAAAGATTAAAAGAAGCTAGGAATGCTTTTCTTAATGATTTCTTAATGCCTCAAATTAAGCTGGTTTGTAAGGCTTTGGGCTTCAGGAAATATCCTACGGTTAGATTTCAAGAAGTGGATATAAAGGACGAAGTCCAATTCCAAAGAGTTATAACTAGATTGCTTGAAATAGGGATAATATCTCCAGAGCAAGGAGTACAGGCTATAAGGACTGGTTTATTTCCTCATCCAGATTCATTAAAAGAAGCTCAGGAAAAGTATGCAGAAGAGAGGGAGGATGGTTTGTATAATCCATTAGTTGGGGGAATTCCTTCTGTTGAAGCTCCTGGAGCCGAGGAAGAAAGAGAATTAAAAGAAAAACAAATAGAAAAATCAGCTAAGACAGCTGATAAGGCAAAATCCGCCCCCCTCAAGAAAACGCCAAAAGAAGCTGGAAGACCAACGGGAGCTACGGCCTCTGCGCTTTATTCTAGAAAAGGGATACAGGAGATCGTCGGAGAAATAGAAAAATTAAGGTCTTCCACTATAAAGAAGGTGAAAGAAAAATATTCTACAAAAAGATTAAGTAAAGCTCAAAATGAAATAGTTGACAATTTAATAGAATCGATTGTAGTATCTCAAGAAAAGGAAAACTGGGAATCGGAAATGAATGCCTGTATGGAGTCTCCAGAGAAAATGGAGTCATTAATTCATTTAAGTGAAGTTCTAGATATATCTTCAGAGCATGAGTTGCCTGATTATCCTTCTGCTATTTTATATCATAGCGGAAAATAATTTTATTATCGTATAAAGTTTCATATTTTTGTGTATACTTTATATAGTAATAAATGAAATTTAAATACACCACTAAATTTAATAACCCTATAACGAGTTCTGAGAGACAAATTCAGAATTTCAACGAAAGTTCGAAAGCCTCTTTAGATAACTTAAAAAGTTTAATTCCTGAAGATATAGATTTTAAAAAAAATATAGATTTGTTGGGAGTCGCATTTAATGGGGCATTAATAAATACATTCAATAGAAACGGAGACGGAATAGATACGTCCACCGCAATGGCGATAAAGGATTATTTCATCCATAAGCCAACCAACATAGAGCACGATAAAAAGAAAGTGGTTGGACATATAGTCTCTACGGGGTTTTCTTCTATAGAAGATAGTAGTATCATAAAGGATTTGGATTCAGGGAATTTAAATCCTTTTAACTTGTCAATGGGCGCTGTAGTTTATGCTTCTGCAAATAAAGAGTTCGCAAAACTCGTAGAAGATTCAGTTAATCCCGAAGGGGATAAATATATGAAGATCTCTGCTAGCTGGGAATTGGGTTTTAATGATTATTTAATTGCTGCTGGAAGCGAGAATTTGAATGAGGCGGAAATAATTTCAGAGGAAAAGCACATAAAAGAATTATCCCAATACTTAAAAGCTTTTGACGGGGACGGAAAACTTAAAGACGGCACTCCTATTTATAGATTGGTTGTCGGAGAGGTTTACCCCTTAGGCATTGGATTTACGGCTAATCCAGCTGCAAAAGTAAAAGGCTTGTACATGCATGGGCAGAAAAAAAAAGATAGCGAAAATTCCACCGAAACGTACTCAACATTAAAGAAAATAACTGTGGATAATAAAGATTATTTCATTAAAAATAAAAAAAATATTTCACAAAAGGGTGAATTACATGTAATAGAATCTATAAACAAAATTTCAACTATGGACAAACAAGATTTATTAGAAGATTTCAAAACTATTCTCGACGAGAAGATTCCTAACCATGGATTCAATCAAGAGGTGGTAGCTAACGTTGGTCGCGTAATTGGTGACGCAATTAAATCAAAGAGCGAACAGTACGAGCAAGAGCTTCTTGCAATTGAGGAAGAAAGAGTGAAACTCGCAGAAACTGAAAAGAAGATGCAAGAAGATGTAGAAGAGCTCAAGTCTCAACTTGAATCTTCTCAATCTGAACTCGGCGACCTTAAACAAGAAATTGAAGCTCGAAAGTCTGAAGAGGCTTTTGATGCGAGAATGGAACAAATAGATTCTGAATACGAATTATCCAAAGAAGATCGAGTGTTACTCGCTTCTGAAGTTAAGAGTATAAGTCTCGAAGATTCTGATTTTGAAGAGTACAAGTCTAAGGTCTCAGTAATGTGGGCTCATAAAAATAAGACTTATATTGAAGAGCAAGAGAAGGTCTTTACTGATCGCCTCGAAGCTGAAATTCAAAAAAGAGAATTGTCTGAGATATCCGAAGCTTCCGACGAAACAGAAGAGGCCGAGGAAAAATCTATTGAAGAAGTTCTCGAAAATGTCGAGCCTGAAAAAGAAACCGTAGCTAACAATAACAGTGATATTGCTACCGAAGAACCTTCCCTTAGGGAAAAGTTCGCCAAAGTTTTCGACAAAGAAAATTTAACAATTAAACTTTAACAAACAAAATTAAAAATGCATAAGTTATTACCATTTAGACAGTACGACGAAAAAGACGTAGTTAATTTATTCAAGCTTGCGCTTGGATCAACTAATCTTTCTTCGCTTGTTCCTGGAGGAACCGCAACAGGTGCCTTTACGGATAAAGAGTTTTGGAGCGGCACAGTTGTAAAGCCTGCTACCAGTAATGATTGGACAGGAAGTGATCCTTCTGGGCTCCACGGAACCGCTACAAATAACGCTCCTTATTTAGGCGCTATCGGATCTGGCGATCAAGGGTATTCTCCTCAGTGGGGATCAATTTATCCTGAAGCTCCAATGTCTGTAGAAGTAGCTGGAGCAAGTGACACGAGTATTCTTGGAATATCCTTGAGACCTACGCTTGCTTACGATGAAAACGGCGAAAAGCTTCTTTACTATAGTGTGAAGAAGGATGAGTTGCAATGTTTGATTCCTGGTGAAACAGTTCCTATCGCAACTAGAGGTTTCTTTACCTTTTCTAGCGATTCTGGACTTGACGGATCTTCGGATGGACCTGGTGACGAGCTTAGGCCGAATGCAAACGGAAATCTTGCTGGCGGTACCCCCGCAAGCGGAAGTCCTAGTTGCGGATTAATCCTCGCTTCTGGAACGAGAGATGGCGCTGCTAACCCCAACGTTTTCTTTTCGATGTTCAATAGCGCTGGCGGACGAGCACTCTAATACCAGAAAGGAATTATAAAAAAATGAATATTACATTAAAACGTACAGACGAACAAGTAGAGCTTATTAAGGCAATGGCTTCCAAGAACAGGAATGTTGCCTACGAAGCTCAAGCTGCTGCTGCTGAATTTATTGGCCCTGTCCTTTCAGAGGTCATGAACAATGCTCCTTCTCTTGGAAACATGTTCCAAAGCTTTCAGTTTAACGACGACGACAATCCTTCCATTCCGTTGGATTTGTATCACGATATTACCGATTCCGATTACTTGGAAGTTTATAGCCAATCAGTTCCTGGTGGGCTTCCTTCCAATACTATAATCCCGACTCACAGCGAACTGAAGTTCACAACTTACAGGATGGAAACTGCTGTAGAGTTTGAACGTCGCTACGCTGCTCGTTCGAGGCTTGACGTAATTAGTAAAACCTTCTCGAGGATTGCACAAGAGTTAATGCTTAAACAAGAGCATACATCTGCAAATCTTCTTCTGGGAGTTCTTGCTAATGCTGATACTAATAGTCTTTCTCACGTGATTAAGTCTGCTACTGCCGATCAATTCCTTATTGACGATGTCAATAAGCTTATTACTCGCGCCAAGCGCCTTAATACGGCCTGGAATGGTGGCACTCCTGTTACTGGTTCTCGCGGAGTAACCGATTTGCTCGTTTCCCCTGAAATTATGGGTGAAATTCGCGCAATGGCTTACAATCCCCTCAACTCGAAGGGTTCCCCTTCAGTTGGAGGTACTGCAGGTAACGGTTCTGAGAACGGAATTGCTGGAACAGATGAGTTCAGGAATGAAGTTTACCGAAACGCTGGTGTTTCCGAAATTTACGGAATCAGCATTACCGAAATCAATGAGCTTGGTAGTGGTCAGCGCTTCAACGGTGTCTATGACGCACTTATAGGTGGAACAACTGGCAAGAAGGGTGACGTTGGTCACGGAGCTGGAAACACCTGGGGCGGAAACGCTACTGGTGGAGACGAAGTTATCGTTGGTATTGATCGCACTAAGGAAGCTCTTATTAGGGCTGTCGCAGTCGATTCTGATACGGGCGCTGATCTTAGGCTTATTGCTGATGACCAATATTCTGTTCGACAACAGAAGATAGGTTACTACGGTTCTATCGAAGAAGGTCGCATGGTTCTCGACAAGAGAGCGTTGACTGGGATTGTTGTCTAATACTTAATAGACATACTAAGAGTTTAAAAAAATCCACCTACGGGTGGATTTTTTTATTCCCAGGCTTATAATAAAAGTGTAATCCATAGAAAAGGACTAACCATGCAAAATAAAACCAAAAAAAATAAAAAAATAATGTCGTATACCGACGGAGCTCTAGCAGAAGGAGAAACCAGGATCCAAGATTTGGAACAAATATTAAATCCTTCAGCTGGTTATAATCCATTTAAGACAACCATTGAGGACGATTTTATTAAGAATATGGGAGACATGCTTCTGCCCGAACTTCAGTCTCTAGCGGTAGAGATAGGAGTTTTTCCCTCTGGAAATAGAACTACTCTTAAAAACAAACTAAAAAAGGAGTTCAGGAAAAAGTTTTTCTTCGGAAAGGGTAATGTAGTCCAACAAACAAAACCAATAATTGAGAAAGAATCTTTAACCGAAGAACAAAAGAAACTTTTTAACTTTGAGTAAATGGGATATACAGACGTCATTGCTGAGAAAATTTTCGATAGCGAATTTTACGACGAAATAGGAACTCCAGCGTATATACAAAATCGAAAAGCTCAAATAGCAGCTTGGCTGGAAACTAATATAGGTCATCTCAATATATTAATTAATCAATCCTATAGAGTTGATTATAAAAACGATATATGCCCAGTACTTCAAAAGGAAGAGGAAGCTATATTTATACAACTATACTTAAAGTATTATTATAAAAGACAAGCTCAATCTATATTAAAATCAGCAAGTTCTATAATAATCACTCCTAGCACTCCAAATCAGACTACTACAATGTCTGACTGGACAGAGCTTAGGGAGGGAGACTCTTCAATAAAAAGAGTTTCTCAAACAGCTTCTCCTCAACAGAAAGTTCAAATGTCCCAGGCCTACAAGTCTTTTTCTGATGGGGCTGAAGCGAAACTAAAGAATCTCGTTCATAGTTATAATATGTATAAATCTTCTCCGAGGCAAGTAGCGGGAGCTGATGCTCCAGAATCATCGGGTTGTTTTAGTGGTCCTGAAAGCTGTCCTCCGACAACGCCAACTACAACCCCAACTTAAGTGATTAAAAGATGGATTTGATACCACCATCAGATAAGGCTAATATAGATTCTGTATTTGATGACTTGCATGATACTTTTGCTAGAGAAATAACTATATATAAAGCCCTTAAAAAAACATTCGTAGCTACAAACTCTACATATAATGCGCTATACTCAAGAGTGGCGAACCAACAAGGAAACGAAAAAGAAGTTGAAGGGGTCAAGGTTAAGGCTAGAATATCTTATTTTATTTCTACATATAAAGAAGACGAATATAACGCTGGGACTGGAATATCAGTTCCTAAAGATTCCGTAAGGATAAAAATTGATGAAACTGGTTATAATATATTAACTCAATCAAAAGACGTAGAAATAGATGGTGAATTATTTGACGTAATATCAGATCCAGCAAAAGCTGGAATGTTCTCCGTAAAATATTATCAAATTTTCTTAAAAAGAAGAGGTTAATGAAGAGGCCTATAATAAATTCCAAAGCTTTGCGGAAAATCGCCAGTGTCAAAGTATTGCCAATAGTGAGAAAGGAAGCCATGAAGGAAGTTAGAACGATGGTTGATGAAGCTCAAGATAGAATGCTTGATGAATTTGAAAACCATTTAATAACAAGAGAGATAGATTCTACCCAAGGGGGGATCCTTGACGCAGACAATATAAGTGGTACGCTAGGAGGGTATGGAGATCTATATAGCTTTATAGGTTTTGAAGTGGGGACGGATCCAATTTGGCCTATCAGGAAAATATTAAAAAAGATGCTAAGGATAAGATCTTTGCCTGGGAGCCAAAGAACGATGATAATGAACTTCGCAGTGGAACTGCCATCTAAGGAAGAAATATTCGAAGCTACTCCCATGCCTTGGAATTCTGGAAGGAGCTGGGTGGAAGGGATAGAAAAAGGAATATCTGGATTAGGGAAATATTTAGCCTTGCCAGAAAGACACGCTTCGGATAAGAGTAGGTCGGGCAGAGCTTTCCAGGTTAAAAACGGACCATGGTCTGGGGGATTTAGAAACACAAAATACTTAAGTCAAATATTAAATGATTTAAGATCTTATATTTCGAGAAGAAGATGAAAGTAGGATTTGATCATGAGCTTTTATCAAGTTTTTACTTGTGGTTTGACGATAGGTTAAATTATTTCGGAGAAGCTGTAATGCCTTCCATCACTCATACCTTTCAACATGTTGACTCTCCAGATTTGCCGTCTAATTATATGGCTTACTATAGCCCCTATAGACAATTCGTTTGGTCTTCTGACAAAAATACAGTAAATGATTTCGTTACTATAGATGGCGTTCAAGTTGCTGATAAAAATAATATATACATAGATTATAATAATGGAAGGGTCTTATTGGATACTTCCGTATATTCTGGAACGGGATTGACCATAACTGGAGATTTTGCATATAAAACGGTTAATGTATATATAACTGATGAGACTGAAGAGAATGTAATTTTAAATAGTGATTTTACAATATCCCCTTTAAATCAAACATTTTTACAACAAAACGGAGGATTTACAGATAAGATATATACCGTACCTGCGGTATTTCTGACATTAGCTAATTCAAATAATGAACCATTTGCTTTTGGAGGAATGGATAATACGATATGTAATATAAGAGGGGTGGTAATAGCGGACTCAAATTATACATTGGATGGAGCGCTTTCATTATTTAGAGACTCTGCAAGGAGTTGTTTTTCCATGATAAACTTCAATGATTTTCCATTTGGAGAGTTTAATCATATAAAATCTCACCCTTATAAATACAGCGATTTGTCTTCTGGTTCTTCTCAGAATTGTTTTATAGAAAGCGCTAATTGTTCTAAAATTACAGACAGAGCCAGAGAAAGAATCACATCATCAAAAGATTATAAAATAGGGTTCATTGACTTTACCGTTTCAATGCCCAGAACTCCTAGGGAAAATTTTAAAAGATAAAAGTTCCCATTCTAAACTTTTTACTGTAATTAGTAATAACACACAAACCATTTAAAATTATGCCAAGAGATAGAGTTATTTACCAGAGTGAGAATTTGTTCGCAAGTAAGATCGACCCCAATGCTGGGGGCAATATTACAAGTGCGAACATTAAAGAAATAAATCGCGTTCAGGACATGAGCTACAATTTAGAAGTAGCCCGTACTGATATTAACGAGTTTGGTCAGCTTGCCGCTCTTTCGAGAGAAGTAACTGAGCCCCCCACAGTAAGTCTTGATTTTTCGTACTTGCTCACAACAGGTATCCAAGAGCAGAATCTTGGGCTTGATGTAAATGCAGATACGATTTTTCCAGTTGCCACTGCAGATCCATTAGCTAAGAGCCTTCTTGATAGTACAAATATTCAAAATGTTCATGGAGCAAATGCAGATGAATTGAATTTTTACGTCGTAACGACAAAAGAAGGTGACGACTTGCATGATACGACTGGAGTTAATACTGCTAATCATGGATGTATTGCAATTGGTAACGGATTTCTTACGAGTTATTCAATAAGTGCTGCGGTTGGAGAATTAGCTTCGGCAAGTGTTTCCGTAGAAGCTTCGAATATGCTTTTTAAGAATGATCTTTCTGGCAATATGGATAATCCAGCAATTGATGTTAGTTCGACGAGTGGATCAAAGCTCAGTAATAAAGTTAATTTTTCTAGCGTTATTTCAAACACAGGAACTACAGGAAATACAGAAAGTGGTAGTGAAATCTTTGCTATCCGCCCTGGAGACATTACGATTGATTTTGATGCTACTGGATTTTTCAGTAATGCAACAAGCGCTGGAGATTTACAAGTTGGTGGAGCAGTCCTTCCTGGATCTGGTTTCGGGACGGGCTCAAAAACTGCTGTTCACATTCAGAATGTATCCTTGGAAGTTCCAATTGGAAGAACTCCGATGACAAGACTTGGGAATCACTTCCCATTCGCTCGGAAGATTGATTTCCCAGTTACAATGACGCTCAGTGCTTCGGCATTGATGACTGATTTTGACGAAGGATCTCTTGACGGTCTTATTTGTGGAGCTGAAGAAAAGCGTGATATCGCATTGATCATGAAGGATCGTTGCGGAAGCAATAATCTCATGACTTATGTCATGCGTAATGCTATCCTCGATACCGAAGCATTTAGTGCTTCCATTGGAGATAACAAGACTGTTGATCTTACCTTCTCCGCTCAAGTTGGCGGAGCTAACGATTCGGATAATGGAATATTCTTGTTCACATCGCAGGATAATACTCCTCAGTTTACTGAAACTCCAACATTGACCCCGTAATTTAAAGAATTACTATTAGTAACAAAAACCCTCGGATTTCCCATTCGAGGGTTTTTTGTGTATTTACACATAAGGTAAAAGGTAAATTATGAAATCAGAAAGAGAACTATTGGAGTTTCAAGTACTCCGTGGAATAACTAATTTGTATAAATCGTTCTTGGGAACAATAGAAGATTTAAGCGAAGAACATAAGACGCAATTCAAGAAGCTCAAGGAAGCTATTCCTGAAGAAGAAAAGTTGTTAAATCAAGCTGAGTATTTGGACGAGGCTCAACTCAATCATATAAGGAAAAAGATCTTGGATTCTGGAAACGATCTAAGGAGGGAATTGTTTGCTTGTATGGAAAATTTTGATATTAACTTTAAAAAATGATTTTTTAATTTATAATATATATTGTATTAACTATAACCAAGGTATAAGGTATTATGGACATTGATGAAAAAAAGGTATTGTATTCGTTTCAAGTGAACATCGAGAGAGATGTTGAGGAAACGATAGAAAAGAAAAAGAAGCGTAAGAACAAGGAGACTGGAAAGATGGATACGGTAGTGACCAAGGAGACCGTTAACACCAAAAAGGAGGTCCCCTTCAACATATGCATTAAAAAGCCCACCAGGAGCCAGCTAGAGGACGGAGACATGTTCTACAGCTTGGAGCTTAATAAGTATATTAAGATGGGGCTCCTGACTAAAGCCATGCTCGCAAAGCAATATGGATCAAACGGTGGAGTGTGGACGGAAAAAGAACAGAAGCTTTATTCCGACTTGGTTTTCAGAATGCATCAAAAACAACTTGAGGTTCAAGAGTTTTCGGTCTTTGGAGATAACAAAGGAAAGTTATCGGAAAGACAGCAAGAGAAACTGGAACAAGCTACAAGAGAAATGGCTGAAATAAGAAAGGAATTAACTGAGTATGAAATGTTGCAAAATTCATTGTTTGATCATACTGCAGATGTAAAGGCTAGGAACAGAACCATAATGTGGTATGTCTTGCATTTAAGTTATTTCTCCGAAGGGGAGGACGAAAAGGCCCCCATCGAGCCGATGTTTGAAGGAACGAGTTTCGAAGAAAGGTATGAAAAGTATGTAGATCTTGAAGAAATTGATGATGAAATTTACTCAAGATCAATAGATAAAATATCTTCAATATTAACGATTTGGTATATAAGCGGATCTCAAGAAAAAGAAGGCCTGGAAGAGCTTATGAAAGAAATGGAAAAGACTCAAGAGGAAGAAGACCTTGAGGATGAAGAAGATTCCGAAGATGAAGAGGCTAGCGAAGAAGAGTTAGTCGATGCAAAATGACAATAAAAATTTAGAAAATATTTTTCTTAAGTTAATGCAGGGGTTTTCGAGAACTGAATTCTCGGGAACCCCTGTTTTCATTAAGCATACGGATCTTAATGATATGGGATTCTTAAGGGATATGCATGACAGGTATCTCAATAAGGCAAAGAAGATGGGGGTAATGACCGAAAAGGAATTACTTGATTTTTTAGACAAGGAAAAAACATGGACAAAAGAAGAAGAAGAAGAATCCTCAAAGAAAAGAGAAGAGATAAAAAACTTAAAAAAAACAGTCTCGAATCTTATAATAAAAGCTCAAAGAAAATCTATGGAAAAAAGCATAGAGAAGCTGGAAAAAGGAATAAGGATAAGTGAGGAAAAAAGAGGACATTTAATAAGGAATACTGCAGAAGAATATGCAGGAAAAAAATCAAATGAAAGCTTTATATCTCGTTGTTTCTTTAAGGATGAAAAGTTAACGGAAAGATTTTTCACAGATGAAGAATTTGAAGAGCTGGACAGGTCTGAGTTAGCTACGTTATACAATATATATAATGAAGCATTACTCGAATTTTCAACAGATAATGTAAGACAAATATCAATAGAGCCATTTTTTACTTCTATATTGAATTTATTTGGATCCAATGTCTCGAAGTTTTTCAATAGAAATCATTTTGAATTAAGTTATTACCAGATAAACGTATTGAATTATGCGAAAATGTTTTTAAATGTTTTCAAAAATAAGGAAATACCTGAAAAAATTAGGGACAACGCAAAGGAGATAATGGACTTCATGCAAGATTCCGATAAGAAATCCAAAAGAGTACAAGATTCCAAGGAAAGATTAAATGCTTCGAGCGGATATAGTTATATGGGAGCCTCGAAAGAAGACATGGTTGAGGCTGGCCTGGATGTTTCTGGGACGAAAGATTTACACGATGTTGCCACAGAAGAAGGAAAGGACGGTTCTCTTGATATGGATGATTTTATTCGAATTCACGAAAAATAAGTGTATTACCTTAAAAGGTAAAAGGTAAGTATGAGTGTAGTAAATATTCCAACCGCAGCAGTGGGTTTCCATGGCAGTATTGTCGGCCAAGCCGTGTCTGCACAAAGAGTGGTTAATCGGATGCAAATGTCTCCGAAGCTGAACACAAGAGGATTTGTTCAGCCCCTTGGAAAAATAACGAATGCTGCAAGTGAATTTCAGAAATCAATGGATGCTTCTGCGGCTCGTGTATTTGCGTTTGGAGCTGCGGTAGGAATAATTAATGGAATATCAAATGCCTTTGCAACTATGGTTAGATCCGCTGCAGAGGTGGAAAAGGCACTGAAGGATATTCAGGTCGTGATGGAAGCGACAAACAGGGAAATGATGAAATTTGGTCAAGGCTTGTTTGGTGTAGCGAAAAATACCGCAACAAGTTTTGAGACCGTATCCGAATCAGCCGTTGAATTAGCTAGGCAAGGTTTGGGAGCGCAAGAAACTCTTGACAGGGTTAATTCTGCATTAATTCTATCAAGACTTTCTGGATTAAGTGCTGTAAAGTCCACAGAAACCTTAACCGCTGCAATTAACTCTTTTAATAAGGAAGGGATAACTCACGAGCAAATTGTAAACAGGATGGCTAATGTAGATGCAGCTTTTGCGGTTTCGTCAAAAGATTTGGCAGAAGCTATCTCTAGAGCTGGTGCAGTTGCTCAATCTTCTGGGGTTTCATTTAATGAACTCGCTTCAATTGTAACTGCAGTTCAACAAAGAACCGCTAGAGGTGGTTCCGTAATAGGAAATGGATTCAAGAGTATATTTACAAGGATAAAAAGAAGTAGGGTCAGGGAAGCTCTTGAAGAAATTGGAGTCTCTACAAAAGACTTGAATGGTAATTTTAGATCTGGTATTGCAATACTTAAAGATTATGCAAAAGTATACAAAACGCTATCGGATTCACAAAAAGCATTTACTTCCGAACAAATAGCTGGGGTATTTCAAATTCAAAATCTTCAAGCTTTGATTCAAGACTTGGGAGATGGTTATTCAATTTACGACAAAGCATTAAAAACGGCAAACGGAACAACTGACGAAGCTATAAAAAGAAACGAGGAACTTAATAAGACCCTAAGTGCTATATTTACCCAAACATCTTTAAGTGCTAAAGAATTGGCGGCAAGGCTTGGAGAGCTTGCGGTAAGTGATAGCTTTAAGTCGATTTTAAAAGTGGTTGGAAAATTAGCTGAGTGGTTAAATAAAGCTTTGGATGAAAATACGGGTAGCGATTTTGCAAAAAATATCGTAAAGGGATTTGGTAAATTCTTGGCTGGTCCAGGATTTGCAATTATTACAGCGGCTTTTCTTAAGATATTTGTACTTGTAGCAAAGTTCGCAAGAGAAGCTTTTTCAGACCTTATTGGGATGAATTCAGAATCCAAAAGACAAAAAAGCCTTCAAGCGTCCATTGGTTCTATCCTTGCATCAAATAGCGGAGTTTACCAAAAGATAATGGCTGCTTCTGGGAATACCGCGAAGCAACAAAAAATTATATTAAAATTAATAAAGCAAGAGACTGTTGAAAGAATGAAGCAGGAAGCTTTGGTCAAAAGAATAGCCGCTGGGACTTCCCTAAGGGGTGTAGGAGCTTCCGAGGCGGGCTTTGTGCCAGCGGGCAGGCCTTGGAACAAAAGACGAGGTCGCAAAACTTTGGGCATGGCGTCAGGATTTCTCCCTTCGGTAAATAGAGAACAAAGATCAATAAGAAATAATGTAGGTGGTGCAAGAAGAGGAGATAGGCCTGTAGTGTTGAGAAATCATGCGATGGGTGGAGGGAAAAGGCGAAGTGTAGTTGCTCATACTGGAGAATGGAAGGTTCCTAATTTTAGGGGGTCTGGAGGAACGGCAATATTTAATAGATCAATGATTAAAAGATACGGAATGCCAAGGGGAGCAAGGAGAATCACTGCTTCCGAAGGATTTGTTCCGAATTTCTCAAAAGGATTGATGAAGATGTCTGCAAAATCTTCCGAGTTAGGGTGGAGACTGGGGGGAGCCAGTCCAATTTCAAAATTTTCTGATAGTAGTGATGTATTTTCTGGAAATCTAAGAGTTACAAAGCTCTCAAAAACTTCTGCAGAAATGGGAAGCAAAGCTCATCGTATTTTGGCAGGGAAAAATGCGAAATCAAGATGGAAAGACGGGCATCCAAAGTGGAGAGACGGGCCTCCTAATTTAGGAGTTAATTCTATATTTGAAAAAGAAATCGGAATAGGGAAAAATGCTGGGAAAGAAAAATATATAATAAATCCAAAGTATAAAAACATAACTGGCGTAAGAAAAAAGCTTATGACCAATGGAATATACGGGTCCCTTTTGAGTTCTGGAAACGGGAAAGGAGCCTTGACTTCCATTGATTCTTTAACTAAAAAATGGGTTGATCCAAAAAGTACAAAAGATATTCATTGGCAAGAGGGACAGTTTCAAAATGCAGTGGGTGGAATAAAGGGGTTATGGGCGGAAAGCGAAGCTAGAAGACATTTAAAGAGGAGTAGGGGAGAATTTGGGTTGAAAGGAAAAGAATCAGTCAACCTATTGAAAGGAAATAAATATTTTGATTTATTGGCTGGAGGAAGACATTTTGAAGTAAAGGGGAAAAGAAAACAAAATACATTGGGAGTTCTGAAAAAAGCCGCTAATTTATATTTATCAAATCCGAAAGTAAATCATAGCAATGGAATGTCTGAGAAAATAGATTTGGGAGCAACAAGTTTATTTAAGACTGGTATAGATTTAATAACAGCTAAAGATACGAAATTAACTAGAGATGTTATAAATGCTGCTGGAGGATTAAATGTTAAGTATAGAACGGAGGCTGGTGGGCCGCTTATAGATTCTGGAAAAAAGGCAAATGGTAACATTTGGAGCCAATTTAAAGACGAAAACTCATTCATTTCGCATGGCAAAACTCGGGATGGGGGGGTTAAGGTAACCGAATCCATGTTGGACGAACAGTCGCTAAGACTATTAAACGAATATAGAGGAGGCGCAAGTAAAACGAGCGCAGGAAGAGCATCGGTATACGGAGAATTTGATTCTCAAGGAAAACGTAGGACTGCTTCCGAGCTGACAAACCTAGAATCTAAGGACAAGAGCAAGATGAAAGCTAGAAATTCTACATTCGAAACTTTAGATGCAAGAAATTTAGCAACAATGCTTGTTCCTCAGGAAGGTTACAGAAGGCAGGTTAATTGGGCTGGTCCAAGAAAAAAAGGAGGTAGGGAAAGGAGAGTAAAATTTAACGTAGAAGGAATAAAAAGACCTCAAGATGGGCCGACTGTACAAGACAAAATAAAAACGGATTCCAGGCGTGTGTTCAATGCTATGGTGGGAAGAACGGCTAAAAAATTAATCGGCCCAAAACTTGGACCAAAGCAACCCCTTCCTTCGCCACACGCAAGCTTATCTAAAGATATTGATCAGCATATCGGAGTGTTAAGTGGGCATGTTTTTGAAAGTGGATTAAAATCTATTTCAAAAAATACTGCCTTCACGACGAATAGTGCAACATTTGATATAGTTCAAGCCCCAGGAAAAAGCCTGCGAGATTTGTTCGGATATAATACTACATTTGCAGATGCAAAAATATCGGACAATAAGGATTCAAGAGCTAGTATGGTGAAAAAAATATTCACTCTATATAATAAAACTGGAGAGAAGGGCAAGAGTAATCTTGTACATAACGCAAACAAACGGATAGAATCGGGGGCGGAAGATCGAGCCGAACTAGAAAAAGGGCATATTAAAGCTGGCTTTAAACGAACAAGAGCAGGAATGGGTTCGCTGCATGGGTGGACTTCCGCAACATCAAGACTTAAGCAATTAGGTCATACGGATAAAGCTATTGCAAACATGAGCGAAGGATTTATTCCAAATATGGACGACGGGTTCGTTCCTAATTTTGCAAAAGGTGCGATGCATTGGAGGCGGAAAGGAAAGGGTCCGACACGGAAGAGTGGAGGAAAGGGTACAAGGGCTTATAGGAAAGCTCAAAGCATGAAGGTTCAAGAGCAAAGAGGGGCAAGAACAACTAGGGTAGTGGGTGGAATAGCACAACCAGTTTATCAAAGAGCGGGGGATAATTGGTATTATAATCCACGCTTAAATTCCAGAACTAAATCGCCAATTAATTTAGATTCAAATATTAAAACAGCTGGGTTCGCAGGACGGGTTGGAGTGGTTTCATCGGCGGGGAATACCGCAAGGGTATCAAGCCTGGAGTCAAGAGTCGCTTCTTTAGAGTCTAAGGTTTCATCAAATTCTTCAAAAATCGACCCTTGGGCGTCCGCATATAAAGAAGACGCCAGATATAATTATAATGGTGCGTCAGGATATATACCAAATTTTGCAGGCGGAAAAACAAGCGGGGGAACGCAAGCGAGCGGGTATGGATTTATTGATGATTTATTAGAAAAAGAAATTCTTCGTGGAGGAAAAGGGACGGAGGGATTTATTAATGACTTGAGAAGTAAAGATATTCAAGTGGACATAGATAATAAAAAGGGATCGGTAAGATTTTTGGGTCCAGTAGAAAATGCCCCTGGCTCGCCAGGAATGCGAAATGCAATACCTAATCCTTCAAACAATAAGCATATTCAGCTAGGAATTTCAAACAATAAAGACTTGCAGGGAAAAATGCTGGATCGACTAAACGATAGAATAAAATCCATTTCCTTATATAATGAAGGACTATCTGGAAAGATCAGGGGTCTTTTTGGGAACGTTTTTATAGATCCTCAAAAAATGGCTATGAAAAATGAGGTATTAGGAATGTCCAAGAGACTTATTGGTTCTGGGAATTCGAATAATGCTGATTTCAAAACAAGAACGCCTGCTGGATTATTTGATTTTATAAATTGGGGAAAAAAGGATTTAAAACACGGAATTCCGCAAATTACGAGAAGCGGGTTTGATAATTTACTAAAAGGCGGAATAACTGGGGCGCAAAATATAGGCATAGATGAATTAGTGAAAGGCTTGATGGTGAGCCATGTCGCTCAAGGGCCAAATGCGAGAGCTTTCAGTGGGAAGAGGGGCGCTCAAGATGCGACGACCTTAGCCAATGAGGCTCAAAGGGGAAAACTATCATTGGGAGAAAGATTTTTCAAGATTATGGGGTATGGAGGGAAAGATGGAAAAGAAACGAGGGGTGGAAAGCTGGCTAGATTGTATAACTGGCATTCGATGACTCCAGAAGAAAGAAAAACATCTCAAGAAAAGAAAAAAGAAAGGATTCAGCACCAAAAAAATATAGCAAACAGAGCGAATAAGGAACTTGCTGAACTAAGGCGGTTAAACAAGGCAAATTACAAATACCAGTCTCCTTTAAACCCAGAAGATATCAAACGTAGGGATCATTTAGCGAAGAAAGAAAAAGATAATAAGAAAATCGCAGGAAGAGCCAAGGCTGGAAAACACGTATTTATGGACTCTGCTGGAAAGTTAATTTCTGGAGGTGCAAATGTTCTTTCTGATATTTATCATGGAGGAAAAACGGTTGGGGGCGGAGTAATGAGGGGTATTAAGGCGGGAGCTAATCAAGCTAGATATATATTTGACGCTTATGGTGCAGATCAAATATACGATACCTCAACATCCAAGATGTCTACAATGATTGAAGAAGAACGTTTGGAGGAAAAGGCTCGACACAAAAGGAATAAAGGAAGGAATCTTGAGGCTGCAAGACTCAAAAGGAAAAGAAGGGGGAGAGATAGGTCGAAAAGGCGAAAGGAGAAATGGGAAAGTTTAAAAAATATGTTTAAGCTAACTCCGCCATTTGAAATAGATAGTAATCTTTTTGGTCGCAAATCAGAAGGGGATTCTAGAAGAAAACCTGGAAAACCAGGATTAATAACTCAGTTACAATTGGCTTTCATGAATACGAAGGATCAATTATCGGGTTATCGTGAAAAGAATAAGGGAAAGGTTGGGATTAAGGATAAATTTAATAGCTGGTTATCTGATAAAATTAAGGGAATTGGTAGTTTTTCAAATTTGAATGCCAAAAGTATATTTGGAAAAATCATACCAGGCTATGATACTAAAGGCGACAAGAGTTCTGGTGGTAGCGAAAAAGCTATGAACGAGTTGCAAAAGAGAAGGATGAAGGAGGTAAGGAAAAGCAAGCTTAGGCAGGGGTCGAAAAAAACAATTTGGAATAGAATGGGAGACTTAGGATCAAGGAGTCTCAATTGGGGAATGAGAAGAGCTGAAGATACTGGCAAGCTTGGGATGAAAGGTCTGGGATTTATGGGTCAGATGGCGGGTGAAGCTGGATCAAGCGGGATGCAGAACTTGCGTATGGCTGGCAGTCACGCAGGTGAATGGGGGTCAAGTGGAGCTGCGTTTATGAAGTCAATGATGAAAGGGAAAGGAAAAGGATTAGCCCTTACAGGTATTGGAGCGGGATTATTTGGAGGAGGGGTTTTGGGCGGGAAGTATTTAGCTTCATTAATTGGGACAGGGGTAGGAGTTGGAACAGGGGTTGGAACAGGGGTAGGAGTTGGAACAGGGGTTGGAACAGGGGTTGGAGTTGGAACAGGGGTTGGAACAGGGGTCGGAGTAGGAGGAGCTGTTGGGTCAAAATTAGGATTCGGTGCTTTTTTGAAAATGGTCGCTGGAGGAAGTGCTTTATCTACAGCTGGAGGAATACTTGGTGGGGCAGCTATGAGTCTTCCTCCTGCTGCTATTATGGCGTATTTCATGAGTAAGCATATAAGTAAACGAAATGCGGAATTTCAAAAGAGAGTCAAAAAAACCCACAAAAAATATTTAAAGAGACAAAAGAAGTTTGTTCGCGACAAGAAAAAAGCTGAGCAAAGGGTAAAATTCAACAAGGGGATGAAAGAATGGGATACTGTTTTTGATAAAGGGAAGGGCAAGAATTATTATGGACAGCCTGAAAGGCATAAATATCAAGATAAAATTTTTCAAACAGGGAGCGGAGTTATGGTTTACTCTAACGAACGAAAATTTGAAAACAATCAGGAATCAAGAGATTTTAAAAGGGCGTTTGAGATAAAAAAGGCGGTAAACCCAAGAATGTCTGACGCGGAAATCACGAAAGGTCTTAGGGAGAAAGGTCTTAGTGATAAAAGTCATATTTATAGACGCTCGGATCGACCAATGCCTGTAGATTCAGGGCATAAAGCAGGAGTTGATGCTTTAAAAGATTTGCGAGCGAAATTTCCAGATTTATCTGAAGCCGAGATTCTTGAAAAAGCTAAGAAAGAACGCAGGCGAGGAATAGGAAGGCAGAAGCGAGGAGGCGTTACTCCTTACACCAGTAGTTTTATAGATGATGCGATGAAAGCTCTTAAGAGAGCTGCTGAAATAAAAGCTAACCCATATGGGCATAAAAAAAAATCAAGTACTCCCCGTCGAGGTAGAGCTGGTGGTTTTATTCCCAACTTTGCCAGAGGGGGAGGGAATCGCCATCCTGGAGCGGGAAGTCCTCATCCTGGAAAAAACAATCTTACACAATCCTACATAGATGGTATTAGAAGGGGTGAGATAGGAGAAAAAGAAATTGCAAAATTATTACAAGATCAAGCATTAATACTCAGGAACAATCCCAAAAAATTTCAAGATCAAAATGATTATATGGCAAGATCAATGGATAACATAGGCAATACGCAACAAAAGCTTAAAATACTCCGTCATGCGTCAAAATTAAAAGGTGGAGCAGCTGGAGGTTTTGTTCCGAATTTTGCCCGTCCAGGAAGAAAGTTTAGAAGATTTAATAAAGATGGTTTTTTAAGTGGCACTAGGAAGCGTAAGGCGGCAAATAGGCGAGTGGACGAAGCTGGTTTCGTTTGGGCTGTAGATAAATCGCAAAAACTACAAAAAATTTCCGAGAAACTCCATTTAGATAAAATGGACGATATCTTTCAAGGGTTTTTCTCTGGAGGATATATTCCAAGCTTTTCAAATCCATTGGAAAATGCATATAATAGAGAAAAGTCCGCCCTAAGGAAAAGGGGTATTCCTTCTAGCGCGATAAGGATGGAAAGAAGTCCGAAGCTTGTAGATCATAGGCTTAATCCTGGAGGTTTTGCGATAACAAATAGGGTGGATGAAAGGTTTGGTTTGGGTCAGGGAATAAATAGATCAATGGCAATGGGAATAGATCCTAAAGCTCATGGTATGAGTGAAGGTTTTGTTCCTAATTTTAGGTTTGGAATGGGTTTCCTTAAAGGCTTAAGGCCTGGCTCGCAACCCACAAGGAATATTAACCCTAACTATAGACCAAGTCGTAAGCTGCCAGGTGGTCGGACGATACCAGCGAGTCGCGGTAAAAAATATTCCGAATCGAAAAATAAATTCGCAAAAAGAAGGGACAAATGGGAGAAACAAAAAGCGAAAACGGACGCGAGCATGTCGCAAATGACTATGGCAGCTATGTTTATGGGGCCTATGATTTCACAACAAATTGACGCTGGACAAACAGCGAAAGGCAGAGGGAGTCTCGGAGGAGCTGTTAAGAATATGGGTTCAAGTGCTCTGATGGGCGCTGGATTTGGAGCAATGCTTGGGACGCCAGGAATGGCTTTTGGTGCTCTTGGTGGCGCGGCATACGGAGCTGCGGATTCGGCGATGAATTGGAAAGACAACAAAGCTTTATCTGATATAGGGGAAGACCTTTCAAAAGGAAAAGATAAATTAGACGAAAAATTAAAAGACCTCCAAGCCATGATTAAATACAGGGAAGGAGTGCAAGGATTAAATGATGCATTTAAATCTGGAGATATTACAAAAATAAAAGAAGGTCAAAAGCTCATGAGTGAATCAATAGCTTCAATTGTTGATCCTTCCGTAATTGACAAATTAAATAGTATAACCAATGGAACAATGAGCTTCTCGGATCAAATAGAGGCTTTATCAGGAGTACTTAAAGATGCTGAAAATAATGCCAAGAACGCTAAGAATGCACTGGAAATAGGAACTGCCGTATCGGCGGGAATAGAAAGGGAAAAAAGTGTAATGTCGTCCGCAGGGGAGATGCTTGTGGATTATGGTCTATTTCTTCCCTCGGCTGGCTTATCTTCGGCGGTTTCACAATGGAGAAGTGGGGCGGGAGTGACTGAGGGGATGGATCCGACGAGTTGGTTTGGGGCGGGAGGCATGACTGCAAAATTAGACAGTGCAAGATGGGACGAATCGGAATCAAAAGACTTTGCTTCGAAATTAAAAGCAAATTTCAAACAAGCCAATACAAAAAGCGTAGCTGAGATAACTCAAGAAGAATTTGATAGGAAGAAAGTATTAGCAGCACGAACTGGTGGAAGTTTTGATCAAACATTTGATGAGTTTAGTAAGGATTTTCAAGATCAGGCGGCAGTAGAGTCGGCAAGAGAGACCTTGACAAGTATGCAGAAAGATTTTGGCAATTTGGAGGAAGCTAGGCTTGATATATTAAGGGGATCTATTCGAGGAAATAGATTCGGAAAAGGTGTCGATCAAAATAAGTTGCTATATGGAGACAAAGATGATTTGGAAAATGCCAGTATTATGAAAGGCCACTTAAGTGATCTTGAGGAGAAGAATGCTAAAGACAAACTTAATAATAGTAGTTTCATAAAGGCTTTGAGAGATGGAGGGCAGAGTGCTGCCGCTGATAAAATAGTTGAGGGGATAATAGATCCTTCAGAAAACAATCTTTCCAAAGAGAATTTGTTAATGATGAAGGAACAAATACAAACTCAGGAAAAATTAATAGAAAGCTTGGATAGCAACGCTGATTCAAACTCTAAAAACGCGACAAAAGTAAAGAATATTGAAGATGAGTTAAAATCTTTAATTAAAGAAGTCAGGTTGTTAAATTTTGCTATTGAAGATTTTAATAAAAATAGGGAAACCGTTGAACGAGTAAGGTCGATAAATAGGGATACCATAGAACGGGATTTTTCAGGAAAAAATAATATATTATCCTCTGTTGGTGCTATAACTGAAAGAGAAAAGGTATCAAGATCAAATACTCTTCAAAATATTATAGCTAGAGATTCAAATAATCAAGAACTCAGAAGCTCAATGATGGAAAGATTACTTAAGGGCGCCGATCCAAATTCATTAATTGACATGAATCAAATACTTAAGGATAAAGGATTGAGTGCAGAGAAGGATGAAGGGACATTTTTAGAAAGAGAGAAAAAAGAAAACGAAAAGAAAGAGCGTCCTGAGCGCGAAGAATTTACAAATAAATTCACTGATTTCATGAAGCAAAATGCAGATGGTAACGTTACACTAGTAGAAATAAAGGGATTTCTTGAAACTCTTAATAGTAGTAATGAATATTCCAACAGGATACAGACTGACATGAGAAATATAGAACTGAGAAACGGTGCAGTATTTTCCGCCCAATTAAATCAATTAAAATCAGAAAATAGAAATAAAATGCTGGAATTGGATGCCAAATTTATCAACAAAATGGGAAGTTCTATTTTAGGCACTAATGATACGACGAAGTTAAACGATGCGATAAGAACTGGGGGATTGAATCGCAAGGGAGAAAGATCTAAATTTGTTAAAGGATTAGGTAGGACCGTTTCGGAAAAAGAGAACGAAGCAATTAATTCGCAATCTCAAGCTTTTCTTGAGGAATCGTTAGGAATAAATTTATCGGGATTGACTGGGAGGACTGGACTGGATCAGAGAAAAGCTAAGATTAATAGAAATATAGAAAAGATGGATAAGGACATCGGACCTGATGGAGATCCGCTTATCGACTTTCTCGAAAAAAGAAAAAAAGTTGCGTTTGCCAATATAGACTCGGTAGATCAGATGCAGAAGAGTCAGTTTAATAATATTGGATATGGAGGCGAACTTTCTGATTCTTTGTCTGATAATGGAAAAATGCTAGCATCCACTCTTAGTATTGCCGATAATACTGAAAGTCTTTTCAAATTAGCTAGTAATAGCGGGATAAATATAAGCACGACTTCTCAAAGTGGAATAGCTACTGGAATAGCGAATTCAATAAGTTCCATGTTAGGAGATTCGGTAAAACAAGATTTGGGCGAGAAGACCGACTCTGCAGGCGATAGAGCTGCTAGTGCGGCTGAGGCTAAGAAAAAACGCGAGACACCGACAGTTTTTGCCCCAGTTAAGGTTTCAGGTGTAAGAGGGAAAAGCGGGCAAACGGGGTTTCAGGAGGTAAGGGACCCCTATTGGAAGCGTAATCGCAAGCAAGTGACAAAATGGCACTTGGGCGATCCTAAAGCAGGTCCAATAAGTCAGTTTGCAGGGAGTGACGACCCGCTTAATAAAGCAGGGACGGATCTAGAGAAACTACCTGCGCAAACAAAAAACCTGCATTTTCTGGCTGCATTGAGTGAAGAGGCGAAGGACGCTAACGGTGACATACTCACCAATGATTTAGTTTCAAATTTAGCAAGAAAACTAGAACTCCTAAAATCAAAGCCGAACTGGCGGACGCAGAACCTTGCAGACAAGGGAGAGGACCCGCGTTGGCTTTCGACATTGACACCAAAGAATGATACGATAAAATTGGCTACAAAAATAATCAGAGAGCAACAAAATCGGGTGGCAAGTCTGCCTCATTTTACGAAACTAAAGAATAAAGGTAATGCCCCTTCGGCTGGTCTTTGGCCCATAGAGGCAACTAAATTCGAAAATATGGGCATAGGGGATATGCCCCCCGTTCTTGGCACCGACTCGCCCCACCTTGCACCTGGTTACGGGCAACGACAAGCTTCCCAACAAGACAACTTTGGAATTTTGAAAGACAATATCGAAGCTTTATTAAAAAGTTATGACAATATCGAGAATGTTCAAATCGATTCGATATTACAAGACAAAATGGTTAGAAAAGCGGGGGATAACGATGGAGTTACGCAGATGTTAAAGCCCGAACAGCGCGATTTCTTAAAACAAGCGGATGTTGACGTCAGTGGTTACGGGCAATTAAATATACCCCAGTGGGCAAAAGATGAGAAGGGGTTTGTACTTGAGATCGAGAAAATGAAGGAGAGCTGGAAGGCTTGGTTCGACAAAGGAACCCAGGCAATCAATCAACCCTCCGTCACCGCCCCCACGATGCCGACGTTCTCCCCTGTTTCAAATTCAGGCTCTCGAAGAGCAACATCGTGGGGCGGGTCTCTTCGGAGTCCAGTTCAGGGCGGTCCGTTTATTCACGATACTCAAGAAAATGTCATGCCGCCGAGCCCGTATATTGCGTCCACTCCTGGGGCGGACCATACTATTCATGAAGTAGGAAAAGATGGAAAGGTAAATCAAATAGATCAAGCGGCAACAGAAGGGGTCAATAAGGTCTCTGAATCAATAAATGAATTACCTAAGGCAATGAAGAACGAATTGGAGTCTGTAATTTTTAACCATGGAATAACTGGAAATGTTACATTGGATTTCAATACCGAAATGTTCTCTCAGGCTTTAGGTCCAGTAATGTTCGATCAATTAAAAAATATGCTCCTCGATCCAATTATAAGTGAAGTTATGGCTAGGGCGCTTGAAGGAAGGCTTAATATAAGGCCTGATCAAATAAATTAAGCTTTATTTTTTGAATGTTTTTATTATAATAATATATTATGGCTTTAGATTTTTCAGATGCAACGTTATTATCTTATAGTCAAGAGAATCAGAAGTTTGGCGAAAATGGATTAACGTTTAAAAACAAGAAGGTAGTTGGAGTTACTGGGCTTCTTCTTGATTTAAATAATTCAAACGGAGTAAAAGGCAATATCGAAGCTTCCGAGGAATTCTTAGAGTCCGCTTCGCATGATCATCAAGATGTTATTATTAATGGGATAAACCTTGGTGAAGGATTTATAGAAAGCTTTTCAGTAGATGGAGAATTCATAAGGACTGCTGAATATAAAATAAGCTTAACGATATACGAAGAAAAAAACCTATCTGATATAGAATTTTCAGGAGGTGGTAATGATTTGGAGTTTGACGAATCGAAGCAATCTTTGGTCAGAAAGGAGGACTTGAGATATCTTTCTTCTTTTGATGAATCGATGAATTTTTCGGAAGACAATAATTCTCAGATGTCAATAAATCACTCCGTATCTTGTTTGTTTTTGGAATCAAAAAGTATAATTTCCAAAGATATTGCGCAGTGGGCTAATGGTCAGAAGCAAAACAATAAATTAGCAAACTTAGGAAATAGGGCAAAAGCTTCATTAAAGGTGCAGGCGGACGGTTCCGCTCAATGGGAAAATTCAAACCTATCAAAAAGCTCTTTGGATGTAGGTGAAGATTATATATTATCTTTTGATTTCCTGGGTATAGATGAATCTCCATCGATCAAAACCGAGTCAAAAGCGGTTATAGATTTGGGCTCTGGGTCAGAAGTTCAAAAAGATTTCTCAAGAAGAGGTCATCACAAGATAGAGTTTACCACTTCATCATCAAGTATAACTATCAAATTATTTTCTCCTGCTGGGAAAAATGCGTTTTATAAGAACATAAAACTCTTTAAGAAATCAGATACGTCAATCGAAAGAAGTAGGACTATTTCAACATTATTTATGAATAGCAATCCTGTATATGGATTAATGGCAGGAGATCATTCTGGAATATATCAATACTCTTCAAATTGGGAAAACCAAGAAACAGAAGAAAACTTCAATGAGTCCAACCTTAGTTACCAAAGGACAAGATCAATATCTTATGCAAGGCTAATAAATAAGATGGAAGGATCTTTTATTACTCCTACGCCAGGAATGGATAAAGATCATTCGGTAAAAAGAAATACATCATTGAACATGGATGTTAGCGGAGAAATAACGATTGAAGAATCTTGTTTCGTAAAAATACTTCAGAATAAAAGTGATTCTAATTTAGATAAGGTAATAGAAAATTTATTAGGTGGGACGAGGTCAAGATGTGCTGAGAAGTATTCATCTTATTCCTCTAGTTTTGAATATGGTTGTGAGGGTGTTGAAAAAACCCCTATATCCACGGCATCCTTATCAATTAATCCGATATCGAAAAGAATAGTTAGAAATTCTTTCGATTGCTCTGCGGAGATAAGTTTTGCATTTTCCGACCATCCCAAACAAGAAAGTGAAAATTATTTTCATGAAGAAAAGTATCAAATATCTCATTCTGGTGGAAATTTTACAATATCACAAGAGGGAAACATAACGGGTGGTGGAGATGTAATAAGCCAAAGATATTTAAACGCAAAAAATGCATTCACAAATGATATAGAGCCAAATATCGTATCGAATATAAATGATGTAAAATTTAATGTTATAGCTCTTGATCCAAATACGAAGACAACATTTTACCAAAAAGAAAAATCAATAAACTTAAGTATGCATGCGGGGGCAATAAATTATTCTTATGTATATTCAAATGAAGATGGTCAAGAGGAGATGTCCAACGGAATAATAAAATCTTTTGAGATTGAAGTTTCTGAATCCAAGGTATTGCAAAAATTTAATGACTTTAAAATAGGATGTATTAATGTCGCTCAATTACTGGGAGACTTGGTGGTCCCTGTGGAGAGAAAAATATCAATATCATCCGTAGGGTTCGCAGGAAAGAGTATATCTTTAATACTAGAAAAAACAAAAGAAAAATTAGAAGAAAAAGGGTTAATGCATGGTGTAAATTCAGCCCTTGTTTCAGTACCTTCAGGAACTGAGGTCTTTTTAACGGAAGAAAGTTTTTCTTTTTCTAATTCAAGTAATTCATTGAAATACAATAGGGCGGTTTTAGACCTATCGGAATGTGAGAATGCTCCTAGACCAACGGTAACCCCTGGTTTTGGATTGCATTTATCAAGTATTGATTCTCAGTTTACTTACTTTCCAACACCAACACCAAATTATGATTTTGATAGTGGTATTCCGTATACTCCGATACCGCAGACTCCTACTCCTCTAGAAAGGGAGTTTTATATTACTCCTACAATAACAGTTACCCCAACAACCTCTCCGTCCGTGACCTCAACTTTAACGCCTGTTTAATATGTCTGTATTAGTAAAATATAATGGATCTGATCCGTTCAAGATAAATGGAATGCCCACCCCTTTTGTATCTAGGAGTTCTAGCGTTATTTTCGAGGGGAGTAGAAAAGGAGTTAGTGAGTCAATTGTTTTATCTGGACAAATATATAACGACGAAGAGAATTGTGATGATTTTGAGGTTTTAACAGCTAGAAGGACTTCAATCATAGACGCCTTCAGCGAGGACTACAAGAGCCTTGTAATAGAGGAATCTGGAACTGAGATATTTAATAAAGATTTCGCAAAAGTAAAAAGTATATCCTTTAGCGATTCCAGATATGTCGGTCAGGTAAATTACTCCATAGAGTTAGAATGTATTGACGAGAAGCTTCATAATGAATTTTATGGAATAATAAATCCTTCTAATGAAACATCAACATTAAAAAACGGAAGCGAACAATATACAATAAAAAGATCCATATCAGCAGAAGGGATAAACTTGCAGGATGGAAATCTATCTGGAAGTAATACATCTTCGATTTCTTCAGCTCTTCAAAATGCAATAGATTTCGTAGAAAGTAGGTCTGGGAAGGAAAATGTTTTATTACCAGAAGGGAGCCCATCACTTAAGATATACTTAACTCAAAGAAGCGAGTCGATTAATAGGGTAAAAAGCTCATACTCCATAGAAGAGGTATACATAGCTGATGCAACACAGGGGTCGAGTGATTCTGGAGTAATGAGATACGCAGTAAATACGAGTAATAGTTTTGGGAAATTTACTTTAGTTGAAATTGCTGGATCTATAGAGTATGGAATAGAAGAAGATTTTGAAAAAGTCAGGAGCAGATATAAGAATTTTGGATTTTTATCTGAAGCCGAAAGTAAATCTGGAGAAAGCCTTGTTAATTTTCCCATTACAGAAAACATAGTTGAGGACCCTGCGGGGGGAAGAATAAATTTCAACATAGCATTTGATAATGATTTTAATTTTAATTCTTGCGGGGTATCAAATAAAGTTGATTATTCAATAGAAAACTCTTCTGATAAAATGAGCGTTTCGGTGTCAGGGGTAGTTTCCTCAAGAGGCCCTATATCAAAAAGATTTAACCTTGTGGAAAATGAATTTTATAATAATATAAAATCTAATATTTTCTCAAATGCAAAAGCAGAGCTGGGATCATATTATCAATCACAGCCTGTTCCGACTCCTACCCCTGGGACTTGTGAGGAAAGAATTCCAAGTTCCGAACTAAAGGACACTCCGTCATCTTATTCTGTAACCGAAAACAGAAAGGGAGGGGAGATACATTATAATTATTTATTCGAAACTTCTGATAGACCAGATGGGTTTTCTAGTTTTGAACACACCTCTTCAGTATCATTTCCTTCTCCAAGCTATAACTTGAAACATAACGCTGGAGGAGGAATGGATAAGTTTATCATATCTAGGTCTGGATTCAAAAAAGGATTAATATCCATATCTTGTTCTGGAACTTATGACAATACAAATCATGCAGTAATTGCGGAATTAAAAATTAGAAACACGATCAACGAGCTAACCGAAGAGCTTGAGTGTTCATTAATGGGTGTAATTAAGGATAAAGGATTAATAACTAGAGATGAGATATCAAAAGTAGAGGAAAGAAATATGATTTCAATAAGTTTTGAAAAGCAATATTTTAATGAAATAGTATAATGAGCTGTTTAATAAAAAACATAGACGAATTCTGTAAGAATTTTTCATCGGTATCATTTAATTCTGGATCGTTTAATAATACATCCGTTGAGGTTCAAGTATTAGGAGCTAAGGACGAGCCCGACTTGGATGGAGATATATTTAGTTTAAAAAACAATTTTGGAGATGTCTTACCCTTTCTCGAAGAAGAATTTAAGGTTGTAAAAGCAAAGTCTTCTAGATCAGAGTCTGGAGTGATTACTTCATACTCATTACAGGACCACGCATCAATAACGGCTGCAAGTTTTATGGTGGGACTTTCTGGAAGAATTGGTGGGGATGTAATGATTGGGGATGAATATTATTCAGTAAGGGGGCTTCCTGATCCAGAAGGGATTGGGATACCACAAGATTTATTATTCTCAAGAAATAGGCTTCTTTCATATTATAACAGAGTTAAAGACGGAAGTCATTATATAAATTCAGCAGGTAATTTAGCCTCAAACCCGAACCACTGGAAAAACAAGGAAAATGGAGATATGGGGGGGATGATAGGAAATGTACCAGACCCAACTTTAGAGCACGGACAAATCCTTTATCCCGCTGGAAAGCTGTTCTCAGTAAGTCCATTACCTTTGCCCGTTCAAGAACTACAGGGGGTATCGGGGTTATATTCTGATACAGGTTCATTTTTTGATGTAATGAATTCAATATTATCAAGGTTTTCAAAAATTTTTGTTGCGAATCCGTTTCTTGGAGGTTTTTATATTCATTCGCTAGGGAGCGATTTTGGAAAAAAAGAAGTTTTGCAAAGTGCTGGAGTAGTTGTTCCAGATAGCGCAATAAGCTCATCTTTGGAAAAAGATTATTTGTCTGGATATAGTTCTGGGGCGTTTATTAGAAAGTGGTCCAATGGTACTAATCCAAATTCCGAACCAGATTCAAAAAGCGGAGGGAATGCACATACGATGGAAATAAACTTCAGGGAATCTGATGCGGATGAAACCGATGCGATATTTGAGCTTCAAGATGTAATAACTGGATGGTCGCAAAAAATTAATAGCGATAAATATAGTCATAAATTACCAAGTTCTACTCCAGGGCAAGCTCAGGCTTTCGCTGTTGAAAAAATGCACGAAGCTGGATTAGCTCAAGAATATGAACTTGCATTTGGAGCATATAACGGAGATTCTGGAACCTCAAGGGTCGTGAATGAAGACAGAAAACTCGCATTGCTTAATAAGTTTTCAGAGTTTAAGGACGAAGAAGGAGAGATTAATGTAGATCGCTATGAGGTTTTTGAAAACGCAGGAGACTTAGTTGAATGGGTTAATTCCTGGGGTAAGGACCCAGAAGAAATAAATTCTCCAGGGCCGTGGAAGAATTGCTATTTAAATACTGAATCTCCCGAAGGAGAAAGAGTTAATCCTGCAGTTATGGAGTTTTTTCTAGGAAACGAAGAAAGGTGGCAAATAAAATCGAAGTGGGGATACAAAGCAATAACTCAAAATGGAGATGTATATGGATATACCGTTAATGACTTTATGGATACGTTTTCTTTTGAAACTCTAGGAACTTCGTATGATCCTTGCGGGTCAAAAAGTTGGTATACGGATGAAGGGAGCGAAGTGTCATTTGTTTCGGTAACGACAAAAATTAAGGATTCTCCATTTTCATTTTTTAGTAATTTTGAAGCTACTGGGTATGATGATATGACGGTTAAGGATTTCTTCTTTGGGTCTGGGAGTGCAATTGGGGGAAAGGCGTCGCTACCAATACTTCCTAGCCAGTTTCCTGATGAATCTGAAGGGTTGCAAGGAATTATATTAACGGACAAAGGAGTAAAGCCCGTATATTACCAAGAAGAAGCTTCGGAAATAATCTCTGCATATACAGAAGAAAAGTCCTTTTATTCAAATTATTCATTTCCACATCTTCCTGGAGAAGATTATAGTGATGATATTTTAGTTATTCCTTTATATGGAGGAACTCCGATAGTTTTTAATATTTTAAATGATTTACGTGAATTCGGACAAACTATTTTTGAAAACGCAGGCCGTGACACTATTAGTCATGGCGGGAGTGAGATAAATGATACATTAAGATATTATGGATCGGGAACTAGGACCTCCCCGACATATAGACAAATAGAAAACGTTGGTCAGGGATGGCAGGGTCAACCCCTTTGGGTACCAGGACAGCTTCCCGTAAGTGGGAGTGAGTCAAACCCAGTTCATGTACAAAAGGTATTAAGGCATAATTCACTGGAGGGGAATGCTGGATGTATTCATCCAAATAGAAATTTAAAAACCTTTTCAGCAGAATTAACTACAGAGTTTAAGGATGGATCAAACCATTATAATAGATATTATGGAACGGATGGAAAGATTAATCTAAATGCATACAATCTATTCTTAAATCAGGGTCCAGCATGTGTTGAAAGTTTGGACAGGATAGAATTTACTCTAGTTGGAGAACTGATAGACTTCTCGCATAATGACTGGATAAACACAAAAAAATATTTAGAATCAATGAGTATAAACGTTAGCGGTGGAACCTTAACTGCAAGTTATGCGTTTTCTCAAAAAGTTATGTTACCAGATTACCTGGGAATTAGTGCTGCAAGAGCAAGCCGAATGAACCTTATAATGTAAAAAAATGAAAAGAATTCATCCAACACCATTAGTTCGCCACCACAAATCAGAAGTTACTGGCGAAGATGAGCCCAGAGTGGGCTATGAGATAGGAACGGGGAAAGCCAGTTCTGGGAAAGAGCTCGGAGAGCCTTACGTAGAAAAAAAGATGCAGTTCATTAAAATTTGTACCGATGATTCCAAGGACAATTCCAGCGAGGGGTTAAACATAATGCTTGAAATCGATACTGGAAAAGTATTTAATGAAATTGATGATGATAAAACCGAAGAATTTACGGATCAAGACCCGCAAAGAAACGAAGGCGAAATAATAACCATGAAGCTTAGAGAGCTTGATTATTGTGATGCCGATGGCAATAAGCAAAAGATATTGGTTTTTGCCAGCGAACCTTATGATGTAGATTAACAAATGGGCTTCGGTAATTGCTGTGATCAGGGGGTAGGTGAATATAGAATACTGGGATATACTGGATCATGTTCACTTAATTGGGATATATTAAATATTGGGGACAATAGAAAGCAAAATCCAGAAATAGATTTTCCGCTAGATGACTCTCATCCCGATGGGCCATATAACTCAAAGTTTCATTCAGACGGGTTCAATATGAATGAAGATGAAAACGTAGGAATATTTGGGTATGACATAATGTCAGAAAAGGGAGGGAGGTATGTTTATGTAGCAAGCGGAGATCTTGGAGTCCAGGTATTTAAAAATGAAAATGGAACCTTGGTTCTGGAAAGAACAATACAGACAGAATTAGGACTGGCTTCAAGAAGCTCAGATGAGTCTCTTGCTGGAGGTTTGGTAATAGGCGGGAATAAAGGTAGTTTGTATGGATATGAACTATCCCCATTTCATGGAGCGTATTCGTTGTGTAGTTCAAAAAAATCAAGAAAAATATATGTAGCGGTAGGGCAAGGTGGATTATATTATGTAGATACTGAAACGGGAAACTCAAGTAGGGTTCGTGATGCTGTAGATCTTGACCCAAATAATCCAAAGAGCACGATTTTCAATAAAGTAGTAAGACATAAAGAGTTTCTATTTATTGGAACAACTGGATACGCTAAACCAGCTAATGAAGGATTATGGCATCAGTTCGATCAAAATTACAATAATTATCCAGACGATATAGATCCTTTAGGTGTTGAAGTTTTAAGAATAGATGAATTCGAAACGTTAGAGGGAGGGGTGCCTATTCTTCCTACTAGCCCTAACTCGCTTGTTTTTAAGACGGCCCTGGCTGGAGTGACTGGAGGAAGGGATTTTGGAATAAATGACATTTACTTGATGGATGGTGATATAGATGGATCGGGGGATTATTCTATTTATATAGCAATGGGAAGAACTTATAGTAAAGAGTCTACTAGTCAAGACATGGAATACGAAGGGGGTGCATTAAGGTATATAGCCTCAAGGCCAATAATAGATGATACAGAGAATCCGCAAGAGCATGGGAAAAGGGATTATGTTCATGTCCATAATAGTCATAACTTTATTGCAAACGGATCGACTGAGTATAAACAGCCCATAAAGTCAATCACTGCAGATGGTGAAAAAATATACCTGACAACTGGAACAAGGTATTCGAAAAATGCACCTACTGGGTCTCATTTTTCTGGGGTACATGATTTTGGGGATGGAAATGAAGAGAGTTGTACGTTTAATAATGATTTAAACATAACGGAAATTATTCCAGATAAGCCTGGAATACCAAAATCAATACATAATTGTGGAGACTTAGGTTTGTTGGGGGGGTTTTTAAGCTGGGTGTATTCATCTGTGCGTAATACGTATGGCATGATGTCATTTAACTTAAGTTTGATAAACGACTTAAATATAACAGCTGATAATACAGAGTGTTTTGTTTCGGACGTTAGAAGATTTGAAAACCAAAAGGTTCATGTGGCATGCTGGAAAGGGTTAGGCATGACGATTAAAGAGGATGGATTTGATAAAAAAACTTTTACAGGATTAACGAACAAGAAGGGAACGAGTTGCTCGGGGTGGATATCAGCCTCAACCATTCCAAATTTTTTCAGAACCAATCCTAGCGTGGGGTATGATAATTTTGAATATACATGGTCTCCAATAAAGTCTTGTGCTTCAGGAAGATATATATATTTTCTAGATTCTTTACAAACAGCGGGTAATGAAAGTGGACCTGGGTATTTCATAACTTGGAACGAAGACAAAGAGGACGCTCAAAATCCATTAGGATGGCAATCAAAGCCTACGATCCATCAATCAAAAATAGGTGGAGTGATAACAATAAAAAAAGAAAACTTTTAATTTTTCAAAAAGAACTTGATTTTTTATTATTTTTTATTAATATAATATATATGGAACAAGATAAGTTTAAAATATTAAATAACTTCTTAGATGACAGTTCTGAACTATTGGAATCTGAATATCGGGAAAACTTTGTACCCTTAAGGGATGCGTATAAAAAAGAATTAGTTCAACCTGGGTGTACTCAGTGCATTAGGAATGCATGCAGAGCTAAATACACGCAAAGGATAATGGGTATATTAAATTCAGAGATAGATCCAAAGGCTCCACCCCCAAGTGCAGCAAAGCCTCCCGTAAGGCAACAGCCCAATCCACCACAAAACTCAAATGCAAGCCAGCGTCAGCAACCTCCTGGCTATGTTAGTCCAGAATTAATACCTCCAAACCCTGGAGGAAACAAAGAGGTAGTGGAGCCTGGGGTAAGTCAAGAGGAAAAGCAAGAAAATGAAGTTCAAGACATTACAAGAGCTCCATTTGGAAAGCTTTAAGTGACCTCGGAAATAATTGAATTTTATTTATGGGGATATTTAATATCCCTAAATTGTATGCTTTCTTGGCAAGCAACAACTTTAAAAGTTAAAATGCTAAAGGCCTGGCTTTTCTTAAGAAGGAGAAAAGCTGAAGTTTATACCCCAATGGATTTTGACGATTACGTTGGGTTTAATTGGGGAATTCTTGGAGAATTATTGTCTTGCTCAATATGCTTAAGTCATTGGGTTGGTGCAATAGTTTCTTTCGCATTTTACTATTTTTTTCAGGCACCTATTTATATAATACCAATTTCTTTTTTATCTTATCCTGTCTTAATACACCCAGTATTAAAAAGAATAAATAATTAAGAGTACGTCTCTTTGATTAATTTTAATAAAACCCTAGCTTCTTTAGATGGAATATCTGAAAAGCTAGACCAAGATTCTACTTCTTTACATATATAAGAATTGGAGTCTTTTAGCTCCTTTAAATAAGTGAGGAAGTCATCAAAGTCAACGCAGTCAAGTAGGTCTTTTGCGTTCTTCTCAAGGCTGGACTGTATGGATAGAGATGATTGGCTGGAGCCTTGTGCTTGATTAATGGAGTTTGAATCGGAGGTATCCATTTCGTCTAGTCCTACGATATGGATATTGAGAAAGTTTCTGACTGCTCTCACAAAGGATCTATTACAGGCTATTGTCTCTAGAAATTTAACTGCAAAACTACTACAATTATTGGTTGTAGCGTTTGCCATGTCTTCGTAGAATATAGATCTCCCTCCCGTCTCGTAGTTAGGAATGAAGGATACCGAACATTTTGCAGCGACGTGGTTTAGTTCACATTTTGACACTTCATAAGATACGGAGTCAAAACCCCTTAGTCTAGCTAGCTCCTTAATTCCTGAAAGCTTAATTAACAGTTGATGGTCTTTTAGTCCATCTATTGTTTTTGGAATAGGTTTTTTAAACCTTTCAAACCATGCTTTATTAGGGAATAAATGTTCTTCCTTAACCATAGACCTCCAGTTTATAGAGCCGTCTTCATTAAAGGTGTATTTAGCGTTCTCAAGTAGGCCGTGTTCGTCTCTTTTGAAGAGTGACGGACCAAAACTATTATCTGTGGATGTTACTTCTTCCATATTTACTTCTTCCATTATCGATGTCAACTTTTCGGCATCGGGAGTGACTTCTTTTTTAGGTCTTCCTTTTGGCATAGTCAATATAATACCATATGCGATTCAATATGTCAAGAGTTTTTTATATTTTCTATCTGATTTGAAATTCTGAATTCAGTTATTCTCGATAAAATAGACCTTATAAATTCAGAGATAACCTCTACCTCTCCAGGCTCTAGAGATATCTTGAAGTTATCAGACCCGTTTCTGGTTACGGATATACCAAAGGCGGGAATCTTTTGCTTCTTTTCTTCTATTTTTTTTGTAGAGTGATTTAGGAAAGAAATTTTTATTTCTTTATCCCAAGGAGATATTTTTATTGTTGTTTTATTTTCCTCGTAAGTATGGAAGGTATTATATTCGTAACGCCTCTTAAATGAACTTAATATTGAACCACACTCGAATTCATTAAATTTTATTTTTAAATTCTTAGCTGGATCTCCAGAATTTGCAGAAAAAGATCCAGTTTTAGAATCTTTGTTCCAGCTGTATTGATGTATTGCGTTTAAGAAAAGACAGGGCTCTCCATCTTTTTGAACTCCATATCTGAAGCTAAATGCGCATCCTGTATTCTTGGCGGTTGGTTTATATATTGATATACTCATTAGTCATATGTTATTTTAACGTTCTTACTTTCGTACCCCTCGTCTTTTGTTTGTTGTGGGTGCTTGGCTCCTTTTCTTTCTTTAGAATATTTTTCATAATAAGATTTTTTTACGGGATCTATTCCTCCATTAGCTTCTTTTCTTTTTTCCGAAAGCTCTTTGGATAAATCCATTACATCTCCATAGCTTCCTTTCATTTTTCCAGTTTTTTCTATAAAATCTACATTACTAAAAGGATCAATATTGGACTCGACATTGAGTTGAGGATTTACGAAAACCCTTTTCCACTCAACGTCATCTTCGTCAAAATGTGTGTGTTCGTCGTTCATTGACTGAATTACCTCAATATACCTTTCTTCATTGGGATGCTTGTAAACGTAGGTTGGCATATCTTATTATAAAATAAAATAATATAAAATCAACCAAAAAGAAGGTTTTATGTGTAAACTACTGTATGTTTTCTTTTATAACTACATTAATATCTGCATTAGCTATATCTCTTGTTGGTGCATATTTTAGCATATTAGGCTTGGCTAGCATATTTCCTGGGTCAAAAACTTCCATAATCATAATGGGCATAGTACTTGAGATAGGGAAGATAATAACCGTTTTATGGCTCCATAGAAACTGGAAAAAAACGTCTCTCTTGATAAAAGGCTATTTTTGCTTTGCGGTCCTAGTACTAATGGGTATAACGAGTTTGGGTATTTTCGGATTTTTAAGTAAGTCTCATCTTGAGCATCAAAACTCTGCAAGCAATGAAGTCGCGTTGATGGAAAATCTAGAAACCAAGATCGAAAAAGAAAAAGGCTTGATTCAAAAATACGAAAATAATATAAAAGATTTTAAGAATAATTCTGACACTTCTGAAAATAGATCTGATAAGGAAATAGAAAGAGAACAATCTAAAATAGAAGGGTTAACAAAAAAGTTAAGGGAAGATATAGAAATAGAAACCAATAGGATTGGTGGTTTAAGTAATATAAAGAAGAATCTAGATAAAGAATTAAGTGACTTAAAGGCTTCTTCGGGTGGACTATTTTCAAACAAAAAGAAAAAGATAGAGGAACTTGTAAGCTATCAAAAGGAAGAAAGGATGTTTATATCAAAAAATATTGAAATATATAATTCTAATATAGAGACCTTCAGGAACGAATTTAATAAGGAATTTGAAAAGTCTAGTAAAATAATAGAGGATTATAGAAATAGAGATTCTAGTTCAAGCAATGCCAACCTAGGAAAGATAGACGAGTATGATCAAAAAATAAGAAAGTCTATGGATCTTGTTCAATCCATGCAAATAGAAAAGAATAAGTATGGAGAATCTGTAAGGTCACTGGAGGCAGAGATCGGGCCGCTAAAGTATCTCGTAGGTTTGGTTAAGGATTTTTCTGGAAAAGATATAGATTCAGGGCAAGCGGTAAGGTTCTTGGTGTTGGTACTTATGGTTGTATTCGATCCTTTAGCTATACTTCTTATAGTGGCGGCTCAAATAACATACCTAAAGATAAGGGATGGGTCAGAAGGAGAGTCTTCTTATGGAATGCTTTTAGGTAGAGTTAAGGATCTTTTTTCTCTTAATACTAGAGATAGATCTTCTAAAAAAAAGGCAAAGATGGCTTTAAGAACCCCAAAGATAATAATAGCTAAAGAACAGCCTACTAAAAACCTTGAAGAACCTTTAGTTAATAAGATTGACGAAAGTATTCCTAAAAACCCAAATCCTCAAAAAAATTCTGGAGCGCACTTTCTTTAGAACTCAAATTCCTCCTCAAAAGAAGAAATCTCTCCTGGCGAATCGGCATTGGAAGAATCTTCAGAAGGTTCAGGATCTTCAACAGGTTCCTTTTTGGACTCTTTTTTATTAGCGGGAGGGTTGGGCTTTTTATATTTTGGTTTTGACGAAGGCTCAGATTCGGATTCGGATTCGGATTCGGACTTAGGGCCAAATTGTACCTTTCCGCAATAACCATCTACGTTTATAGTAAAAGTAGACATTTTAACTACGTCTCCAGAAGGAGTTGTTTTTTCGTATTGCTTTGGGATTACGGAAGCGTTTGTAATAAATACTAAAGCTCCCTTCTTAAGCATTCCACACTTTTCCCCCTCTCTACCCCATACATCAACATAGAAGAATAGGGCTTCTTCGTTATGAGGATTGTTTACAGCAATTCTGAACTTGCAAACCTTTTTATCTTTTCCGATGTTTTTTAACTCTGGGTCGGCAACGAGATTTCCGACTACGTCATATTTATTTAGGTAAAAAGCCATTTCGCTTTCCTTTCACTTTTATTTTGTTAATATAATTATTGTGGACGTTTATACATCCTTGAACACTTAAATTTATCTTTGAATTTTTACATACCTGTCTCCAGGGCATTAATTTATTACCCTCGCCCTTGCAGTATCTTAAATTGAATATCCTAAAAAGCCTTTTATCTTTTTCTTTTTTTATCTTAGATAAGACGGCATTAACGTCTGATAGATCGAAAGTCTTATCTCTTTTATCTTCTAGTTGTAGTGTGGAGTCCTCTATATTTATCAAGTAATCTTCTTTTTTGTTTTTGTGATAATCGTTTATGCACATCCATTTAGTTCTATTCGCCAAGTAAGTACTAAATTTAGAATTTTTAGCTTCATTGAAATCCATAATAGATTTGTAGAATATAATATATATATCTTTCAAAAAGTCGTCTCTAACTATTTTCTTTCTTCCGCAGGTATATTTATATATAGTTTGATAAAACAAATTTTTATGCCTGTGACAAATTTCCAGAAAAGATTCCGACAGATCTTCGCTGTCTTTATTCCCCTTCTTTATGTTGTTAATTAATTGTTCGTCGCTTAATTCTTTCATTTATAAATTTTTGAACTTGAGGGATTCCTTCGTCTTCCGATCTATTGAAAGTGCCCCAGTGTAATGTATAGTCGGCATTTTCTTTTAACTTCGGATCGTTCAAGGCTTCTTCTTCGTTAGCTGGATTAAAATTTACTCTTGATATATAGATATTTATGCAATTATCAAAACGTTTTTTAAGATACAATTGTTCGTTTTCGTATCTTACGTCGGTTATGACGGGGGTCCGTGGATCTTTATATGATAATATTTGAGGCATAAGCTTATTAATCCAATACTGTTCGTCTATTTCTCTAGCTAGTTTTCCGTAGGTTACCATTAAGGGTCTGACTTTTTCTTTATCTTCGTCTGAGCAGTTATATATATCTATGTTAAAATTATTTTTAAGAAGGAGTCTTATATCTGCCTTTAGTTTGTCAGCAAAAGCAAACCTCTTGAAATACATTCCGTCAGCTTCCATACATTTACAAAGTAGATTGTAAAAAGTATCCTTTCCTGATCTAGCTACTCCTGAGACTCCAATTATCATTGATTCATATTTTTAAATGTCTTTGCTAGGTTATGCTTACCGATATTAGCTAAAACTTCTGGAGTCGAAAACACCTTTGTGTGAGTTTCATTAAAATTCAAACAGAAGTTAGTCATATCTACTACTATAATAGCAGTAGATAGGTTTAAATCTTCACCAATGATATTAAAGGCTTCTTCGAGGGATGAAGATACTGCGTTATCGAACGATGTAGACTCAACCACAGATTCCCAGTCTGCAGAGGTTATAAAATAAGTTTGTTTTATATCGCTTTCTCTTAATTTAATCATAATATTTGGGCATTATATCAAATAATTCCCAAAAGGTCAAGTCAATTTTTGTTTTTTTAAAATTATATATATAACTATATAGATTATTATATATAATATATCAATAGTAATATATATATATTAATATATCAATAGTGATATTATATCTAAAAAGAAAAAAATGTCAAGTAGTTTTTTATGTGAATAACTTTTTTGAAATTAGTCCTTGATTTAAATAGTAAAATACTGTATGATATAAAGCGTACCCTAATAATAAAAAAATGCAAGTTAAGAAGAGAAACGGAAGATTAGAGGAGTTTAAGGTTGATAAGATTAATTTTTGTGCAGAAAGGGCATGCGAGGGGATCGAAAATGTTTCTGCCAGTGAAGTGGTCTTGGATGCCCAGCTACAATTGTTCAATAAAATTACGACATCCGAAATAGATCAAGCTCTAATACTATCTTCAAGAGAAAAGATATCTAAGGAACCGAATTATTCTTATGCTGCTGCAAGAATGTTGCTGAATTGTTTATACAAAGAGGTATTCAACGAAGGGGTGGATTCTGATGCCTTTGATCTCCAGTATAGAAAGAGCTTCATCCAAAACATAAAGAAGATGGTTAAGTTGGATTTTTTAAATAAAGATCTTCTTGATTATGACTTAACTAAACTTTCCGAGAGTTTAAGAATAAGAAATGATAAGTTATTCAAGTATCTCGGAATACAAATATTATCTGACAGATACTTTATAAAACACGAAGGCAACGTAATGGAGGCTCCTCAATGCTTTTGGATGAGGGTTGCAATGGGTTTGGCTAAAAACGAAAAGGACAAAGAGGAAAAGGCTATTGAATTTTACGATATAATGAGTCGGCTTCATTATACTCCATCTACTCCAACTCTATTCAATAGCGGAACTACCCATTCTCAATTAAGCTCTTGCTATTTAAATACTTTCGATGACAGTATCGACGGGATCTTTGACGGAGCTTGGCAAGAAGCTAGAAAATCAAAATTCGCAGGAGGGTTAGGTCTAGACGTTACCCCCTTTAGGTCTACGGGTTCATACATAAAAGGCACTAATGGTATATCTAGTGGACTTGTTCCTTGGCTTAAAATATATAATGATTTATTAATTGCCGTCAACCAAGGAGGTAAAAGACCTGGCGCTGGGTGCGCTTATCTAGAGCCTTGGCACTTAGATTACGAAAGCTTTCTTAATTTAAGAAGGAATACTGGAGACGACAGATTACGATGTCACGACATGAACACCGCCTCATGGATTCCCGATGAATTCATGAGGAGAGTTAAGGATGAAAAAGATTGGTATTTCTTTAATCCAGCAGAGACAGACCTTCATGATTGCTTCGGCGAGGAGTTTGACCAAAGATACAATGCCTTAATTGATTTAGCCGAAAACGGTCATGTACCCAATTGGAAAAAAATGCCCGCCAAAGAACTTTGGAAAAAAATGCTCAAGGTTCTTTTTGAAACGTCTCACCCCTGGAATACATTTAAAGACCCTTGTAATATTCGATACACAAACCAACATGAGGGAATAGTTCACAGCTCTAATCTTTGCACTGAAATTACCCTACATACAAAAGCTTCAAAATACTCACAAGGAGAAAAAACGGAAATAGGTGAGACGGCTGTTTGTAATCTTGGATCCATAAACCTCTTAAATCATTTAAATGAATCTGGAGACGATATAGATTATGAAAAATTTAAAAATACCATTTATACCGCAATTAGAATGCTGGATAATGTTATAGATTTAAATTTCTACCCAACAAAGGAGGCTGAAAAGTCGAACTTAAGAAATAGGCCTATAGGATTAGGGGTAATGGCCTTTCACGATATCCTTCATAAACTAAACATTCAGATCGATAGCGATAAAGCATTAGCTTTTAACGATAAGATTTTTGAATTTTATTCTTGCCACGCAATTTACGCCAGTTCTTTGTTGGCTCAGGAAAGAGGTTCTTACGAGACTTATAATGGTTCATTATGGAGTGAAGGGGTATTCCCTATAGACTCTTATAACAACCTAATGGTTTATAAAGGTAAGCGGAAAGCACCCGAATCTTCTGTCACGGGGAAGCCTTTGACTGGCCATGGACAAACCCTTAAAGAATGGGAAAAAGTAAGAATTCATGTTGGTGAATTTGGAATGAGAAACTCGAACGTTATGGCTATTGCCCCTACCGCTACTATTGGCTACATCAATGGAGTAGAGCAAAGCATTGAGCCTAACTTTTCTGTTCTGTTTGTTTATGAAAACAAGAGCGGCAATTTCTATATAACTAATGAGCACTTTATAAAAGACATGAAAGACAGGGATCTCTGGACTCCTGAAATGCCCGCCATGATAAAAAGCGTGGACGGAGATCTATCCCTTCTCAATGGAAATCTGCCCGAAGACTTAAAAGAAAAATATAAAACCGCTTTCGATAGAGACATGTTTAAACTTATTGAATGTAATTCCATTAGGCAGAAATGGATCGATCAATCTATTAGCTTTAATCTTTATAACAAAGGAACATCCTTAAAGTATTTAAATGATATTTACATGAGCTGCTGGGATCATGGGTTGAAAACCACCTACTATTTAAGAAATAGGGCTGCAACTAAAATTGAAAAATCAGATACCGAAGAAGTAAAAACTTGCAGTATTGAAGCTTCTAAAAGCGGCGATTCTTGTGAAAGCTGCCAGTAAGGAAGGGACGTCAATTGCATGCTGTTGCATGGATAGAAACAGAAATTTACTATCCTCCTTAAGATATTGGTTAAAAGTCGAAAACATAGATGAAATAATAATTGTCGATTGGTCTTCTCAAAAGCCCTTAATTAAAAATATTGAGCTTTTGAATGATTCTAGAATTAAGCTCATTAGAGTTGACAAAATGTTCAGGTGGGTATTGTCATGGGCTTACAATCTTGCCGTTTCACAAACCACTTTCGACAAGGTTCTAAAGCTTGATTCCGACATAATCCTTCCTTCCAATTTCTTAGATCTTTATCGGCTTAGTTCAAATAGTTTCTTTAGAGGGTCTTGGAAGCTCGCAAGAAACGAAAATGAAAACCACCTTAACGGTCAGGTATATTTTTTTCGACAAGCCTTTGATAACATAAATGGATACAACGAAAGAATAGTATCCTACGGATTTGATGATGACGATCTTTATAATCGCATGAGTAATTCAGGAGTTAAGCGGAAATATATAAAGCCTAAAGATATTTATCATATACCAAACGAAGACCTAGAAAGAATAGTAAACCAACAAGAATTCGGAAACGTTGAATATAAAAACATTAACAAAGCTTTATCTCATAAAATAGAATCAAATAGGCTGTTTTGCAAAAGAGATCCTTGGCTTAAATCTGATGTTAAAAAAAAATGGAAACTAGAAAAAATAAAAGATAATTATTTTAAAGCTTCTATTTGTTGATTTTTCCAATTTAATCTTTAACATGCTTATGTATGAATAAAACTATAATAACGACTGGAATTTCAGGCCAAGATGGAAGTTTCATGGTAGACTATCTTCTCAATAATACTGATTATAAAATTTATGGAGGGGTAAGAAGACTTAGTGTTACAAATCATGTTAACATTAATCATATTAATAGCAATCGTTTTAAACTTGTAAATATTGACCTATCTGATTCTCATAGCATAGAACAATCCATCTTAAAATACAAACCAGATTATTTTATTAATTTCGCCGCCCAAAGTTTTGTTGGTTCTAGTTGGGACTTTCCAAAGCAAACTTTCGAAGTTAATTCTACTTCAGTTTTAGATATACTTGAATCCATTAGAACGCATCATCCTAAATGTAGATTTTATAATGCAGGGTCTTCTGAAGAATTTGGTGATGTTATTTATTCACCTCAAGATGAAAAGCATCCTCTTAGACCAAGAAGCCCTTACGGTGCATCAAAAGCATCAGCAAGGCACCTAGTTAAGGTATACAGGGAGTCTTATGGAATTTATGCAATTCAAGGCTTCCTGTTTAATCACGAAGGTACAAGGAGAGGTTATGAATTTGTTACTAGAAAAATAACATCAACAATTGCGAAAATTAAAAAATCAATAGAGAATGGCACTGAAATAATCCCACTTGAAGTTGGAAATATGAATGCAGAGAGAGACTGGAGTGATGCTGAAGATTTCATCGAAGGCATTTGGCTTATGCTTAACCAAGAGCATCCCCAAGAGTATGTCTTATCAAGTGGAGAAGTCAATACTGTTAGGGATTTTATAACTACATGTTTTCAGGTTGCAGGAATAACAGTTTCTTCTCATGGAAAGGATGTTGATGAGAAATTTACTGACGACAGAGATAATGTTTTAGTAAAAGTCAATCCTGAATATTATAGACCAGCAGAAGTAAATTTATTACAAGGAAACCCTGCATTAGCAATTAGTGAATTAGGCTGGAATCCAAAATGTTCTTTTATGGGCTTGGTAGAAAAAATGTATAATCACGATTACAATTTATTATGAAGATATTGGTTACAGGGGGCGCTGGATATGTAGGCTCCGTTTTAGTTCCACAACTTCTCGATAAAGGGTATAAGGTTTGTGTCGTAGATAACTTAATGTATGATAATGGTCACACATTAATACATCATTTTAAAAATTCTAAATTTAAATTCATAAAAGGCGACGCCAGGGACAAGGCTTTTATGGAACCCCTCGTTCATAATTTTGAATTCGTAATTCATTTAGCAGCAATAGTAGGATTCCCTGCTTGTAGGAAAAATCCTGATCTTGCTAAATCCGTGAACGTGGATTCGTCTAGACTTATATCTTCATTGCTATCGAAAGATCAAGGTACTGTTTATGCCTCGACTGGATCTAATTATGGAATTATAGAAAACGAAATTTGTACGGAGGAGACTCCGCTTAACCCAATCAGCTTATATGGAAAAACTAAAACAGAAGCTGAAGAAATATTTTTAAATGAAAATGGTGCGGTTGCTTATCGATTTGCAACTGCATTTGGTCTATCCCCCAGAATGAGGCTTGACTTATTGATTAATGACTTTGTTTATCAAGCTATAAACAATAAGCTTCTCGTCATGTTTGAAAAAACATTCAAGAGGACTTTTATTCATGTGGACGATATGGCAAAGAGTATTGTATATGCTATTGAAAATTACGACTCAATGAAAAATAACACATTTAACGTTGGCGGGGATTTCAATAATTACAATAAAGAAGAGATAGCTTTAATGATAAAAGATAAAGTTGATTACTATCTTCACTTTGCAGAGATAGGCGAAGACGAGGACAAGAGAAACTATGAGGTTTCTTATAAAAAAATCAATGATGCAGGATTTTCAATTTCAAAAACCGTCGAGCAGGGTATTAAAGAATTAATTGATGCCTCTCCAGCCTTAGATAATAGGAGTAAATATAAAAATGTATGATAAAATAATGATAACGGGGGGATCTGGGTTTCTTGGGCGACAAATAGTTTCCAAGTGTTCGGAAAAATATGAGACAATAATATCCCCGTCTAGCTCCGAATGTAATCTATACGATTATTTCTCTACCTACAAATATCTAGAGAAATACAGGCCTTCGGTTATAATTCATTCTGCGGCTTACTATGGAGGATTAAAGATTAATACGGAAGAGCCAGCTAATCTTTTTAATAGAAATACATTAATGACAACCAATCTTTTTGAAGCTGCGGCTCATAATTCCGTAAAAAAAATAGTTTCAGTTGGTTCTGCCTGTGCATACCCTGGAGATGTCGCAGGCTTCATGAAGGAAGAAGACTTCTGGAGCGGCCCCATGCATGAATCCGTTATTGGATATGGTTCCTCAAAAAAGATACAGTTAATTGCCCAACAGTCTTACCATAAACAATATGGCATCGAAGGAAACCATCTTTGTTTAACTAATCTATATGGAGAAAACGACGTTTTTACCGAATATCGATCTCATGTCGTTGCTGCCTTAATAAAAAGATTTTCCGATGAGAAGGAAAAGGGTAGCCCATTTACAATCAACTGGGGGGACGGAAGCCCAATTAGGGAATTTTTATATGTGAAAGATGCGGCTGAAGCCATAGTTAGATCTGTTGAGCTAGAGCATGATTTAGAACCAATAAATATTGGCACTGGTCAAGGAACCACCATACTTGAGCTTGCTGAACTTGTTTCAAAATATATAAAATACGAAGGAGCCTTAACTTGGGACTCGTCAAAGCCCAATGGCGTCCCCAGGAAAGTTCTCGATGTAGAAAGAATGAGGAGAAAATTCCCAGATTTCAAGCCAGTCTCTTTTGAAGTTGGCCTGAAGTTAACTATTGAATGGTATTTAAAAAACAAGCTTGAGGCTGACTCTAGAAAATAATTAAGATTTTTAGTGTAAAGATGTGTAACTTATGTTCGTAAAGCATAATTACACTTAATGTCTTATTCTGAAATAACTCAGTCGCGGGGAGCAGAAATTTTTTCCCAATCAATTCTTGAAGCTAGTTCTTCAGGGGTTAATTATACCGAGTATATACCAATACATTTGTATAATACTCATTCGTATCACTTCATAGTTAGTGATACATCTCCATTAAGCTGCTCCGTTTCCGTTCAAGTAACCAACGGCGACCCTTCTGTGGGCGCTAACTGGATAACGATTTTTTATGCTGACGTCCAAGCTTCTCTTTCTGAAACGTTTCATTATAAAGAAATATATAATTTTGCTTATACGAGAGTAAAGCTTACTGGAAAAGGTGACTTCACAATTAACGAAAGTCACACCCCGATATACAGACCTCATTTAAAAAAGTATGGAGTATTATATGAAAGCTGTGATTTTGGCATCAAGTATGTCAAGTGCAGTGATATAAAAAAAAACTTTTAAATGATCTAACCCTCCCTCTTTTACCTACGGGCTTTTTCTCTAATAGCCCAATTACTCAATTAACGGAAATATCCCAAGCTCTAAGCGGCGTAAATCCTGGTGGGACTTTCATTCTAGACGGAGTTGGTTCTTTTACCGTTTTCTTTAATGCCGAAACCGAGACTATTGATTATAGCTTTGTTTCTGAAGGTGCCGTTGGCGACTCCAATAATTTATCTTTAAGCGATTGGTCGTCTTTTGATATTAAAGATGGTCCCATTGCCATAAAGTTCAAAAATGGCCCTCCCACGCAAATTGTTCTTCGCCTCGTGGATGACGATACAATAGCCTCAGTTAGCTTCTCTGAGGTCGTGGAATCTGCCAGCGGAGAAGTAACTAATGTTGAATTATTATCGAACTCTTCCTTTGACAATAGAGATACTTTTTATTTTGACTGCAATGACGACTTAACTTATGACAGAGACGATTATATAGGATGGATAATGGGCTTTACCAGTGAGCAAATTTACCCCTTGGATGTATCAATGTCAATTCTTTGTACTGATGATCCATGTATAAACTCACAACTTTATTCCGTTAATCTTATCCAAGACTGGCATTATGAAAACGGTGGCCCTGCATCGGCCTCACCCCCATCCTCGACCCCTACAGAGACCGTTACTCCTAGCCTAACCCCCACAGAGACCGCTACTCCTAGCCTAACCCCCACAGAGACCGTTACTCCTAGCCTAACCCCTACAGAGACTGCCGAGGCAGCCTCTGGTTGTGACCCAGCCGTACTTCAATGTCCTGACGGATCATTTATATCAAGAGACCCGAACAATAACTGTGAATACCCCCCTTGTCCCTAAAATTAAAACTGGTCATTTCTTTTCTACTCATAAAAACCAATACAAAGACTGGATCATAGGATCTTTCGTCGAGGACAATAACTTTAACTCCAAAGACTTTGAATTAAAGTTTCAAAAAGAAAAAAAAGGTCTTTTACGCAAGCCTAAGAAAGTTTTAAATAAAAAAGACATAACCCTTGCCATAATAGTGTATGGTAAGATAAGGATGAATTTCGGTAAAGAAGATTTTTTTATGAAAGAAGAGGGGGATTACATATACTGGAGCCCAGATGCTCCTCATGAATTTGAGTTCCTGGAAAATAGCTTAGTTATAACATTAAGATGGAAAAAATCTGAATCCTTCTGGAAAAAAATTAATAGACAACTTAATAAAATTGATCCTGGAGGCTGTCAATATTAAAAATAATATCAGTGCAGACAAAACAATCGTTTTTGATATAGACGAAACTGTATTAACTACAAAAGATAGAGATTATGCAAATAGCAAACCAATTGAATCAGTTGTCGAGAAGATAAAAAATCTAAAACAGCTTGGTTGGAGAGTGGTTCTACATACAGCTAGAGGTATGGGTAGGAGTAATAACAATATTGAGGATGTGGCTAAGGAAGTAGAGAAGGAAATAAAACACTCTCTCAAAAAACACCAAATACCGTATGATGAGTTAATACTAGGTAAAACATGGGCAGCGGTGTACGTAGATGATAAAGCTATGACGCCTGAAATGTTTGTTAAGAATTTCAATACGATAACAGGGGGTGTTGAATGATAGGTATAATGCCTTGTGCAGGACTTGGAAGTAGATTTTTTGAATTAGGCAAAGCATACCCTAAATGCATATTACCTTATCAAGAAAAGCCTTTGCTAGCATACAATGTAAAGTGGTTAATTGATCAGGGTTGCGAACAAATATATGTTGTCGCAAATCATCAAAAAGAAAAAATTTCAGAGGTTGCAAAAGATTATAATCTACCAGTTAATATTATAGCTCCTAAAAATAATCAAGGTTTATCGATTTCTATTCAATCAGCATTAGAAAAACAAGATGATACATCTGTAATGATAATGCTAGGCGACATGATAGTGCATGATAGCCCAGGCGAGGAAGAGTTTAATTGGGTGTCAACATCTAAAGTTAAAGACTGGTCTAGATGGTGTATGTTTGACCCTCGCAAAAATGCTTTTTTAGAAAAACCCGAGGAACAGCCAGATACAAATAAAGCTTTAACAGGCGTATATTTTTTAACAAGCTCTAAAGAATTATCTTCCGCTATTAACGAACAAATATTACAAGACATAAAAATTAATGGAGAATACACTATTTCATCAGCCCTAACATTGATGGGATGTGAGTTTAAAACTAAAAATTTACAAGTTCTAGATTTTGGCAGCGTGGAGAAATATTTTAAAAACAAAGGTATTAAAAAAGGCAGGGATTTCAATTCAATTCAATTTATAGACAACACTGTTGTAAAAAAATCCCGACAGAACCAGAAGATAATAGATGAAATAAATTGGTATCAAAATATCCCAACTATATTAAAATCGAGAACGCCAAAATTATTAGATTATGATATGTATAGCGAAGAATCTAGTTACGTAATGCAGAAAATAAATAGCCCTTCTGTGAGAGAATTGTATTTATTTTTTGATAGAAGTATTGACTTATGGAATAAAATATTAGGCGCATGCAAAAATGTCTATATGCAAATGATTAAATACGAATACAACTATTCATCTTTTGATTTTATATTGGAAAAGACAAAATCCAGGAGTAAAGATTTTGAAGTAAAAAGCTTTTTAAAAGATTTTGAAAAAGTTGGTAGAAAAATTGAAACAACAACTCATTTAATTCATGGAGATTTTATACCAGCCAATATGTTTTGGAATTCAGTAAATGAAGATATAATCATGATTGACCCTCGAGGCCAGATGTTAGGGTCTAAATATTATGATTGGGCTAAAATGAAACACTCATTTAATTATCATTATGATTTTATTGATGCAGAATTATACACACTGAACAAAGGTTCGGTAAAAATGTTTAATGATGGGTGTGAAAAAATTGAACGACTATTTGACAAGTTGGAAGCTGAAATTTTTAGCGAAGAAGAGAGATTATACTTAAAATTCCTAACTGCATCTTTATTCTTATCTGAGGTTCCGTTACATAGCCACAATCAAATAAATCAAAGATTGCTTTATGATGTATACGAAAAAATATACACTGACGCAAAGACTTAGGCGTATATATGAACATTAAAAAATTAGCGGTCACAATATCTGGTCAACCGAGATGCTTACCGTGGAACGCAAAATATATAAATCTATTTTTAGACACTCTGGATGTTCCATATGATATATATGTATGCACGGGTAGCGGTCAATCCGAGCGTTTTAGCGACCTTAATAATATAAAATCGCTCGTAGAGATATCTAATGATTGGCAATCTTCAGTTTGTGATCGACCTTTGTATAGTGGCGAAATATCTGGACTGAATCTAGAGGACAAACAAAAATTAATTAGTTACTCCAAGCATCGAATGGTAGCAATTAAGGATCTTCCTGCGGAGGGACAGCAGGCTTTTGATATTAACAATTGGGGGGGGCCGCCCGAAAGGCAGTTTCTAGCAAGGCACATGTTGCAGTGGATTAAAAACTACGGAGCTTTTATTTCTATAAAATCGACCGATCAGTATGATAGAATACTTAAATTAAGGTCAGATATAACATTTAATTATGCAGGCAAAAACAACAAGCAAGACGTTAAAAATTATTTACGTAGAGAATTATTTAATGGCAATTTTGTAGGGTACGCAGACCGATGTTTCTGCGGAGATGTTGACGTATTTGAGAAATTAATATCATGGCCATTTCAGCTTAATAAATATGTGCAAGCTTGCCCAGCAAAAAAACTGCATTGGTGCGATCAACTTCCCACGAATTATCTTAAATATATATACAATCAAGAAATTAATTACACATCGGTATTTGACCTGATAACCGATTCAGAGCAAAACAAAGTTGGTCGAAATACAAAAGCGGTATCACCATATGAAAAAAATAATATAGATAAATGAAAAACGTATTACACATAGCTACATGTAGAGCTCAAAAGATTGGCGAACAACACCCGTCAGGATTTCTAGATACTTCAATAGTTAATGATTATCACTTATTTAAAACTAGGATGTTCACTAAAAACCCAGATTATATTGATATAATAATCGAGCAAATTAAAGCTCAACAAAATAAACAATTTACTAAATTATTTAACCCAAATAATTCATGGGGTTTTTGCAAAGATCAAAGGGCTCCAGCTGTTGTAGCAGAGATTAACAATAGAGTATTTGACGCGTATATATGTGAAATATCTTCGATGAAATACAGGGATAGTGAAAATCAGCTACTGTCATATACCTTTGATGAATTTGTTGAAAAAATTAATGAATTAATTTCGCTTGTGGGCCAAAAAAAAATAATACTTATAGGGACGTTAAACTACAAGATGGCTAACAATATTATAAATCAGCTAGGTCTTGATTCGAGTAAGATTATAAATAATAGATTAAAGTCTAGAGTTGAAATTGATCGAGCTATCGATATGTGCGCAAAATATAAAATATTTCCCCAAAAATGTTTAGACGCACAATCGAATGTGGCGACAATGCTACAAGATGGCATAAGCACTCACCATTATTCAAGAGATGGCGTGATAAAAACTAGTGAATATATCACTCAAGAAGTCGAACGACTATTAATATAAAATGAAAACCTTCCACCTTATAGGAGACAGTCACACTAAGGGTGGATGGAAGCGGATAGCCGAAATGGCTCGCGACGGTTTAATTTTTGGCCCAGGCAAGGAACCAGTCCGCATTTTATCCCATCACTTATCCACTTGTCTGGCATATTCATTTGGGCGTGACGCTTTATCACAAATTGATATCGAATCTGGAAGCTGGACAAGCACTAACCATTTAAAAGAATCAACTACACATACGTATGATTTTGATATAAAAACTGGCGATAGCATATGCTTTGTGTTTGGTGAACCAGATTGCAGATGCCACTTACATAAGCACGTAACTAGCAATAATACAGCAGAAGAAATAATATCAGAAATGATACAAAAATACCTAGATGCAATTAAGCTAAATGTTGATAAGTTAAATGAAAAGTTAAGTTCCGAAACTGGTTCTAGTGGAAGCGAAAGAAATGGACATGTTAACGTATATATACAAAATGTCGTGCCGCCTTTAAGAGATTACGGAAAAGGCTTCCCATTTCCAGTATTAGGAACACAAGAAGACAGGCTTCAATATGTGAGATTGTTCAATACATACTGTAGAGAACAATCTACTAAATATAAATACTGGTTGATCAATCTTTATAAGGACTATTCTGACTCAGAAGGCTACTTTATTCATAGCAAGTCAGACGCAACAGTAGTCGGAGGTTCAGGCTTGCACATTGCTCAGCATGCATGTCAGCCACAAATTAATTTTCTTAAAAGAGCAGGCTTCATACTATGAAAATGTTAACTACTTGCATCGAATATTCAGATTACCTTGAAGAATCCTTAAAATATTCCTCAAAAATATTTACAGATATACTAGTATGCACTATTGCGAGAGACAAAAAGACGCAGCAGTTATGCTCAAAATATCCAAATGCAAGAGCTATCGTTAGCGAAGATAGAGAATTATTACATAATGGAGGTAGCTTTAATAAAGCCAGAATAATGAACAAGGGTCTCAAAACCCTTCAAAACGAAAAATATAATGGTTATTTATGCCTTGCAGATGCCGACACAATTATAGCAGATTTTCGCAATGACTTCAACCACCACATTAATGAAGTAAAAAAATCGGGCGGAGATCCCCAATGGATGATTTTTGGCCTAGATAGATATTTGGTAAAGACTCGCGAAACATATAAAGAATGGGGGCAAGATAAAACTGTTAAAAATATCCGATCCCTGACGGGGTTTTCTCCTACAGGAAATAATGGCCTAAGTCACGAAAAAGCGTTTACTGGCTATTTTCAGTTATTTTATTTCAACCATGACTCAGACTATATATGCCCGCAAACCGATGGCCCTATATGGTTAATGAATGAGACATTTACATCTACATATTCAGTTGATATGTGGTTTGTATACCAATACATACGTATGTGTATATTATTAAATAATTCTGGCATCGTAAAAGATTTCAAAAGAAATGATCCTGTTTTTCTTGGATCACAATGCTATACATCGCCCTCCACGTTTGAACCAAACAAACACATAGTCGGCATGATACTCCGAACCCCTAACTGCTACTCACTGCATCTAGGAGATCCCAATGTAAACAGACACGGCAGAGTTTCCGAGGCATGGTAAAAAACCATTATTAATATGAAAAAGATAAGAATATACTGCCCCTTTCATAATGCTGGCGCTGAAGAAAACAGCCAAATACTTCAGCCAGGAATAGAAAATAGTAACAAATGCGAATTAGTTGTACTACCAAGCCTAGTAAGAACACTTGATCATCCAGAAGGTCCTTACATCACCGCAGCGCCACAGACCCATGGTAATTCTGAAGATGTAGATGTCATGATTATACATGGGTGCATGACTCCCGATCAAGCTATAGTTTGGAGAGAGCAATACCCAGATATTCCAGCAATTGTTTTAGACTATAAAGATGAATTGAAATTATGGCATCCAGATTTGAGAGTTTTAGCTCATTTTAAAAGAAATATGGCAATTAGAGAGCACGGAAAACCATTAGGTGTTTATGATTATAATCCACATGTCGTGCATTTTTCTCCGTATTGCGTCAGAGAAGATATTGTTGAAGAATTCAAGAAGTATAAAGATATCTCTAGAGATGTGGATGTTTGTTGTTTTTTTGAACCCAATGAAAACAATTGGTCGCAGCATATTTCTACTCATTACGAACGAGGCGACAGTTTTCGAAATATAATTGAAAAACATATAGGTTGGTGCGGAACAAGAAGACTTATAGCTTCAACTTTAAAAGCTGCGCAAAAGTTGTATGGCTGCGGATACAATATGCATATTGGCAAAACTGGAGTGGGACAAACAGAGGGCAGAAGGACCCCTCAAGAAGAATATTGTAAGCTCATGGCTACAACTAAAATTGTTGTAACCGCAACTCCAGATGGCTGGGAGGGAGATTATAGACTCATGGAGGCAATGAGTAGCGGGGCTCTAGTCCTTCACAACAGAATGATTTTACCTCCACCTGGATTAGTGGATGGGAAGCATTGGGTTGTGTACAATGACCATGTTGACATGCTAGAAAAGGTATATTATTATATGGCCCACCAAGACAAGGCGAAGGCGATAGGGGAAGCGGGAATGAATTACGTAATGAATCATCATAGACCTCATCATAGAGTGGAGTCTTGGTTAAGGACGATAAATTTAATTCAGAAGTGAAAAGGATACTAGAAATTTGTACGTGTAGAGCGACACGTTTAGGTGAGTTTTGCGGCCCACCTCAAGGTAGATCTAAGCTCAAAGAATGGGAAATTTTACCCGTAAGATTTTGCTTGAATCCAGAGTATATTTCCCACACTATAGATATATTAAAATCGGTAAAAAACAAAACACTTTCCAGCTTAAGCTCTAATCAACTTCCAGATTATTATCTAGACACATGCGACTACATAGAGCAAATGGAAGTTGATAAATATCTAATAGAAATCTCATCACTAAAATTTAAATGCTCTCAATCTAATTCGGGCTGGTCTAAATTCACAAAAGAGAGTTTTTTTAATAAAATTAATGAAATCGAGAATATATGTGGAGATGAAAGCGTAATTTATATATCCGCTGCTAATGTAAATTTTACCAACGAACACATAAAAGATTTTGGTAGTTTTGGTGAAAAAATGTTCAGCAACAACCGCCTAAGATCCCGACAGCAGATTGACGATTGGCTAATGGAACATAACAAACCAACAATATACCCATCAGATATATTAAAAAAATTTAACGCTTCTGAAGTTTTCAAAGCAGCCAAAGACTTGACTCACTATAGCGAAAAAATTGAAAAATACATAAGGCAGCGAATAGAAGAAAGGCTTTTAAAACTCTTATAAATGTAGATACTTTAATATTAATGAAAACATACGAATTTATTAACAGTGCAGCTTGCCATTTGGAAGTGATTGAATCGGTAATATATTATCGAGATATAATAACAAAACAAAAAAAACTTGACAGTGATCGAATAATTCTTCGATTAAGAGTCTTTCAGAACGAATATGCTGATTATATAAAATCTATTATACCTAATATAGAAATACAATACCACGACGCAGAATTAGACCCAGACGCATCAGAGGCTGAGATAATTGACAAAAAAAAGAAAGAGAAATACTTTAGCGCACCTTACAAAGGTTCATGTGATATCCTTCAAGGCAAACCAAATGGAATAGATTACCAAATACACATAACCGCTAGCGAGTGGGATTTAGAAAAAACACAACATCAGCGCGGTCAATATTACATTTGCCATCAAGTAAGCGAAATAACGAAACAGTATGAAAATGTGTATCACTTAACCCCGATGAACGGCACGAATAGATATTTTATACATGATCAACTTCCATACGTAGATAAAATTAACCCATGTCAAGACGCCCCTATATATCTCGCTCTTGGAGCGTTAAACTGGAGAGATATGGATACATTAGTAAATATACTTGAGTGCCCTCTCGACTTTAAAGTTAAGGTTTTAACGAGAGATCTAATGCCTTCTTGTCTCAAAAAGTATAATGATAAATTAATATATAAAAATATACCACAATTCTTAGGGTTCCATCGAGAGATATTAGATTGCTCTGGAATCTTAACTCTAACTAAAAACGAACAAGGAAACCCAAGCCAAAGATATTATATAAACACTCTAACATCATCTATTACTTATGGCATCGCATATGATTTAAAATTTATAATTGATGAAGACTTACATCGTATATATAGTAAGCACATAAATAATGCACATACATATACCGCAGGAGATAAAGAAAGCATAAATCAAGCTATTAAAAATTCAATCAATTCCTAATGATTGTATCACACAAACACAAATTCATATTCGTTAAGACTCACAAAACCTCAACTCAAACCTTTATGAAGTTTATCAAGCCTCATTTAGGAGTAGATGACGTAATGGCTGGAGATCCCCCTAACTATGTAAATGAAAATACAAAAGTTAATGTTGACAAGATTTTTGAATCTACAGGGAAATCTGCGCTATCCTATCAAGAAAAGTACGGGAACCATTTACCTTGGTTTATCATCAAAGAGATAGTCGGCGATGAAATATGGGAGTCTTATACTAAATTCACCATAGAACGAGACCCTAAAGATAGGCTGGTTTCACTGTTTTGTTTTCTTAATAGTATATTAATTCAACCTGGACTTTTTCAACCCAGTCCAGCCTTTCGCTCTCGAACGAAAGGCCCTGAAATTAAAGCAATACTTGAAAACAGCGTTCTTGATCTTTATCCTGAAGAGGTCAGGGATTATTTTGAAGAAACTACATTACTTCAGTTGAAATCCGATGAGCTTGATTTAACTTCTCATGACACATACGGAGTTAAAGGAGTTGAGATGGAGCGAGAAATTTATAAGAAAAAAAATAAAGAACTTGGATACAGAGTCTACGAAGTGGATGACGTCTCTCCCATTATAAACAACAAGCTTGGTTTTTTTCCTTATTTAAATACAGAAGATATATGCATTCGCCTCGAGCCATTTCAAAAACACCAAGCAACAGAAGGCCAGTGTAGATTTTTAAATTATGGCTATTACCATGATGGTTCAGAAATAAAAGTTGATAAAGTAATTAATTTTAATGATACAGGAAACGACATAGGCAATTTTTTCAAAGAGTTTGACATAAACATAAAATGCAACAAACAAACGTATGATGATAACAGTCAAAACGTTCATTATAGAAAAAACAAAAATACAAAGCCCACCAATTGGTGGTTTGATGGAAAAAAATCACAGGAGATATCAAAATATTTAGATAAAAAATTTCTTTTTCTTAATGATTTACTGTAAAATATATTGATGGAAAAAGAATACAATACACACCTCTGTACATTTATGGGTAGAGAGTCGAACTTAAAAATACTACTCCCCTACATAGAAGACGCCTTAAGACTCGAAGCGGTTGACAACTATTGGTTTATCGACATGACTAGAAAACCTAGCGATCATAAACTTATCAAGAAAGAACAGGAGAGGTTAAATAAGCTTTTTCCTGGCAGGGTTCATATTCACAACCACGAGGAAAGGTCTAAAATAATTAATGATCCTGAAAAGATTAAAGAACAAAGCAACTCTTGGGGTATTTTCTACAAATGGCTCTTAAGGTTTAAGGATAATGACGTTATAGCCAAATGTGACGACGACACTTATTTTATAGATATTGAGACTCTTAAGGCAGCTTTTGATCTTAGATGGAAAAACAAAAAAGCCTTCTTAATGCATGCCAACACTATAAATAATGGTATCTCTGCGTATCATCAAAAAAAGAAAGGCATCTGGGAAGATAAGGAAAGCGGCATGTATCCGCTTGGCGGGCTTACTGGCCCCTTATTCTCTCATCCAGAAATTGCCTGCGATCATCATAAGCAATTTACTTCTGACCTCATAAAAGACTACAGTAACCTTGAAAAATATAAATTAAATAAAAATATCTATTTCTGCAACAGGGTTTCTATTAATTTTATTTTTATGCTTGGCTCTGATAGAAAAATCCTTTCCCAGATTAATCTTCAGGATGAATACGATACTAGCTCAAAATACCCCCAACAGACTGACAGGCCAAATCTTATCATAGGAGACTTCATAATTTCTCATCATACCTACGGAGTCCAGGAGCCAGTTATGGAAGATAAAAATACTCATAAGGGTTATATTAAGCTATGTAAAAAACTGCATAAGAGGGGTGGGGACTTAAAACACAAATCTATATGTGAAAAAGTAAATAGCGCCTCTACTATTAAGTTTGATAATAATTATGTAATGAAAAGCTGGGTAAATGCTAATACATATATTATACAAAACCCCGAAGATCAATCTTATTTTTCCTTAAAACACGTGAAAATGGAAAGAAAAACGCCCGACTCCAAAGGTAAAATGGTTGGACTTGGTAGATTTTTTGAAAAAAGCCAAACTGCGGTGAGTAATAATTTTGAAGATGCGGCTTTATTTGATTTGGATTTAAATTCCGAATCTCCGATTCTTTTTACTGGCACAAATAATATCCTAAAAACCACCCAGGCTGGAGAAATAAGGTCGATGGCCTTCCCTATTTTCTATTTCTTCCAAGCTAGTTATCAAAATCATTATAGCAAGATAAAAAAGAAAGAGGACGGTCTTTACGTCATTCATTCTGGGAAGAACCCCAAAAGTATTTTGGGTAAAAGGCCAGTGAACAAGAACCTTAACCCGAAAAAACAATCCGAAGCTATGGATTTTTACTTTTTCGATGAAGACTTCAAGGGGTCTTCCTGGAAGATTATATCCATGAGCTCTCATTCAAAAGAGGTAGTTCTTGGCAATATACACAGGTCGAATGACAATCTTGAGACCGACTCCACATGGGCTGAATGTCTATCTGATAACCTTATCCCTAATTATAAAATTGCCAGAGATTTCTACTGGATGGTTACTGGCTATATTTGGGAGTTTGAAGAAGCTGGCTCTAAAGATGAATTTTATATAAAATTAATTGCAGACGACCAACCAGATATGTATCTTTCCGCTAAAAAAGGATCAGTACAAGTTTCTAACGAAAAAGACGCATGGGTTCTGTCTGGCAGCTTCCTTCAGCATTCTTCTAGTAAAAAATTCCTATCTCTCAGTAAGAAAAATGTATGTTTGACTGAAAATCCCTTTAATTTAAATTTTAAAATTGAAAGTTAACATAATAGGTTGCGGTCTATCAGGAGTCACCTCCGCTATTTTATTAAGAGATCTCGGTCATGAAGTCGAGATCTTCGAGTCTAGAGAACATGTGGGTGGCAATTGCTATGACGAAAAAAATTCCGATGGATGTACTGTTCATAAATATGGCTCCCATATTTTCCATACCAACGACGAAGAAGTTTGGAATTTTTTAAATAGGTATACTAAATTTAATAACTACGAGCACAGGGTTAGGGCGAACACCAAAGAAGGGCTGCTTTCAATACCTTTCAATAAGAAAACCGCTGATCAATTAGGTAGAGACCTTTCGCCAGAAGAAATCAAAGATTTGTTATTTAAAGATTACTCCGAAAGGCATTGGGGTGTCCCTTGGGAAGATTTACCCAAAAGTATAAGTGGCAGGGTTCCCAATAAAAGAGATGACTATGATGATAGATATTTTACAGATAAATATCAGGGTATACCTGAAAACGGATATTCGGAAATGTTCAAATCGATGTTGGAAGGTATAAAGGTTAATCTTGGGGTTGATAGAAATAGCTGGAAAAATTTAAAATGCGATAAGTTAATATGGACGGGTAGGGTATCTGAATATTTTAACCTTCTTTTCGGCCACCTTCCTTACAGATCCCTAGTCTTTGAACACACAAGGGTTAAAAAAGACCCCGCTTACTCTTGGGATTCTGGAGCAGTTATAAACGAATGCAACACAAAACCTTTTAACAGGACGATGGATAGTAGTGTATATTTGAATGAAGATGTAGAATATACTGTTCATACTAGAGATTTCCCAGAAGAATACGACTCCAATAAAAATGACCCAATTTACCCTAAAACTTTCGGAGATGGCCCTGGAATATATAAGAAATATAAACTGATGGCAGAATCCGACCCTAACACTATATTTCTGGGAAGGCTTGCCACCTATAAATATCTTGACATGTGGATGGCAATCAAGCAAGTAATGGTTAAATTAAAAGCAAAAGGTTTCAAATGAAAACTATATCGGCATTCAATCACGGCAAAACCATACTAGTCACGGGTTGCGCTGGACTTTTAGGAAATCATTTTAGCAGGTTCTTACTTAAAAAGGGCTACAATGTTATTGGAATAGATAATATGTTCGGGAGTTATTCTGACTATCTTCCCGAAGGTAAAAATTTTAAATTCTATAAAATATCTCTAGACAAAGACTTCAAAGAGTTATCTGATATTTATGAAAAACATAAGCCTGAAGCGACATATCATTTTGCGGCATATGCATCCGAGGGGCTTTCTCCATTTGTTAGGGTATTTAATTATCAGAATAACGTAATTGCTTCTGCTTCTGTTATAAATAATTGCGTCAATCATGATAGCAAATTAATATTTACCTCATCTATGGCTGTCTATGGATGTAGCGCTCCCCCTTTTACAGAAGACCTTAGACCTACACCTTGCGATCCATACGGTATAGCAAAATATACTGTAGAGCAAGATATAGAAAACGCTTCAAAACAATTTGGTTTAAGATATAATATAGTTAGACCTCATAATGTATTAGGTATATATCAAAACATATGGGATAAATATCGAAATGTAATAGGAATTTTTATAAGAAAATCATTAAAAAATGAGCCTTTAATTATTTACGGCGACGGCGAGCAGACTAGAGCTTTCTCCGATATAAAATACTACATGGATCCATTGCATTTATTACTTGATGATTATAATGGTGAAATCTTTAATGTTGGCGCCGATAAGCATTTCTCCCTGAATGAAACGGCTACTTCAGTTAAGAAAATTGCAAAAAGTTTTATGCTTGACGTAAAGATAGAACATGGAGAAGCAAGAGAAGAAGTGAAGGATGCTTATTGCAACCATGATAAAGCCAAAGATCTTTTGAAATTCAATGATAAAACCAATCTCCTTGATCTTATTACTGAAATGTTTTTCTGGGCCAAAGAACAACCTGATAGAGAAGTCGGGTTTATGGATTACGAAATAGAAAAAGATATATATTCTTACTGGAAATGAGCGTTGGAATAGTAGGTAATGGATTCGTCGGATCGGCTATTGCTTCTGGCTTCTCGTCTTTTTGTGAAGTTAAAATTTTTGATAAAGATGAAAAAAGAAGGTTAAACCCCCTTGAGGAAGTTCTTCTTCAAGAGTTCGTTTTTGTTTGCGTCCCTACTCCCATGTCAATTAAAGATGGAGGCAAGTGTGATACATCCATTATAGAATCTGTATTTGAAGAAGCCTCTTCATATAACCCTAATTGTACATTTATAATTAAATCTACGGTTCCAGTAGGTACTACATCTATTCTTGGTGAGAAGTACCCTAATTTAAATATAATTCATTCTCCTGAATTTTTAACAGCTAGAAATGCCAAGCTTGATTTTATAACTTGCTCGCGAAATGTTTTTGGGTACACGAAAGATCCTTCTGATACTTCAAGCGTAGTCAATCTTTTTGAAAACAGATTTCCTGGAGTTCCTAATTTTGTAATGAACAGTAATTCTTCTGAATGCGTTAAGTATATTGCTAATTGTTTTTTCTCTGTCAAGATAGCGTTTTTTAATGAAATGAGTCTTCTCATCGATAAACTGGATTTAGATTATAATGAAATAATAAAAGGTGTTATCTCAGATGGCAGGATAGGTAGAACTCATTACGAAGTCCCTGGTAATGATGGAAAGAAGGGCTTCGGGGGAACCTGCTTCCCTAAAGATATAAATTCCTTAATTAACATAATGTCCGATCTTGATCTTGACCCTATAATTTTAAAAGCCGCTTGGGACACAAACCTTAAAGTTAGACCAGAAAAAGACTGGGAGCAATATTCAGCTGCGGTGTCTTCTGGTAAAAAAGATTTTAAATCATAATACATTTTTTAGTGTATTACATTTTATGGGGCCAGTATTGAATACCATTATAGGTGCGGGCATAAAATTACTTTGCAACCTTATAAATGCTTGGTTGGATCAGAAAAGGCAGGATCAAATGATGCTTGCCGCAAGAGACTCTGAACTACTGCAAGCGATACTAGATAATCAGATTAAGCAGGCTAGCGACCCTTTTGTCAAGGTTACTAGAAGGCTTTTATTTATGAGCATAACTTTTACAATGTGTTTTTTAATGATATATTACGCCCTCAACCCAGACATTTCATATACCGTGATCGTCCCTACTGGAGAAAGCAGACTTGGTTTCTTTTCGTGGATCTTTGGTGCTGATGAATGGAAAGTTGTAGAACTAACTGGTGGTTTAATGCTCTCTTCCTTCATGGATCTTTGCTTTATGGTTGTCGGCTTTTATGCTATACCAAGTAAAAGAAGGTGAGAATTGCATTTTTATTTTGTATTTTCTTATGCGCTTGTTCCGTTAAAACGGAAGTCTCTAAAAAAAACAATATTCAACCAAAGGTGATATCTTTTTCTGAAATTGATTCTGATAAAGACGGAACTATTTCTAAAGAAGAATTTAAAAACCACCGAAAAACAAAAGAAACAAAACGCTCTTTTGTCGATCCCTCTGTCGATTACAGAACTCCGCTTATGGGTTTCCTAGTTGTTTTGTTATTAATTTTTAGTTGTTGTTCTCTACATTATATATTAACTTTTATTAACAATGCTTCTATTTGGCTAAAGGGTAAAATTAAAAGAAAGTAAAATCATTTTAAAAATAGCATAGTTTTTGTGTAACATACTTTATTATGGCGGTCAGTCTCACAAATTCTCTACAAAGGTCTTCGGTTGTAAGAAAGTCTAATGTTCTTAATAGATCTAAAATACTTAAGAAAAGCACTAAATAACTTATGTCTGGTGAAGAAAATTTTATTTATAAGTCTTTAGGCGCATCTCCTTCTGAAGTCGCTCTCCCTGCAGAAGCTCCAGATTTTGTTCTCGTTGAAGGAGAATGCTACCAGAGAACCAACGAAAAAGTTTTACCTAATGACATAAGGACTGATTATTCTGGAGACTTTGCGGATTGTGATTCCTGTTTACTTATTCACGAGACCCCCACAAAGACTCTTACTCCCACAGTTACTCTTACTGCCACTCCTGCAGAAACTCCCACTCTTACTCTCGCGATGACTCCCACTCTTACTCTCGCGATGACTCCTACTCTTACCCCTCCCGCCATTACGCCCACTCCAAGTTTAACTCCAGAACTTCCTCCTAATTCAACGCCGACCTTAACTCCTTTTAACATAAGCTCTCCTTGTTCTAATCCAGCTTCTTCAAGTATATCTTTTTCTGATGAAAGAATTAGCCATTTCTTTAATAGTATTTCTTGCCTATGGAGCTATGATGATCAAAAATTCCTTGATGATAATGCCGCTGCTTTTCAACCTTCTGTACCTGCTTGTCATATAGGAGGTTTTCAATATCTTTCTACAGCTGTTATGTTCGCCTTCAAACAGGGTATATCTGTTGATGAGCAATGGGTTAGAAATAGTTCTTTTGGCGGAGTGGGTGGAGCAATTGGTTGTCCTGATGGAGGTCTTCTTAAATACTCGGGGAGCATTCCTTTGCAGTTTCCAATAAACCCTCATGAATTTTCCATACCAGAAATAGGTTCCGAGGTTTTAACTTCCAGCTTATTTTCTCCGCCAGGTAACCAGTTATCCACCGTTTTATCTATAGGCCAAATGGGATCAGAAAGTAGCAGTAACGGCACTCATTGGAGTATTGTCGCTTGGTACTTCTCTAACACTTTAGTAAATGGAAACAATTGGGAAATCATGAACGAAGCCTACACGCAGTTCTTTGATGAATTTAAAGTTTAATTAGATGAGTGAAGAAGAAACAGATCTTAGAATAATTCATACAGTTTCAGAAGGTGAAACTATTAAAGACATAGCCTTTATGTATGAGACTACTTCGGATGAAATAAAAGAAGCTAACAGTTCTTTACTTGAAGACCTTGAAGAGGGTCAAGAAATCTTTGTATCTAATTTCCCTAGTTATTATTTAAGTAATGCTGACTATACCTATACCTACGGAACGGGCGGTGGCCCTACGTTCGGTGGTAATAGTGCGCACGTATCACTACCTCATGGTGCCCCAGATTTTGTTAAAATCGGCGGAGTTTGCTTCAGGAAGGTTGGAGATAATGCTCCGATAGAAGAGGTTAGAGAAGATTATACTGGAGATTATGCTAGCTGCGAGGAATGTAAAGGAATAGAGACTCCCACAATGACAGTCTCCCCCACTATAACTAATACGATTACCATAACTCCTACAGTAACTCCTACGGCAACCCTTAGCCCAACTCCTACCTCAAGCCCAACTAAAACGGCTGGATGCCAATGGTTCTCGGAAAGCCTTGGGGAGCTTGAGCATGAAGTTCCGTTTGCAAGCGGAGAAGATGACCTTTCTCCGAGGGTTTCATTTAACTATTCTCTTGGCAAATTAATATGGAGGAGAGAAGAGACGGCCTCGCCCAAGAAATTAAAGTATTCCTTAATGGAGCTTAACTCTTCTTCTAAATTATATGAAGAAAGTGCGGATTCCTCCAATATAGATTGGCATCAAAACATTCCTGCCGATCATATCCTGTATAATGTCGAGCTTTGTTCCTTAAACGATTCGGTTGCTGTTTTTTATTATAGTCGGATTACATCAACCAACCAAAGTGTTAGTGCTTTTGTTCGAATTTATAAAATAGACGGGTCCACGCTGACTCAAATGGGAGAAGATATAGTGTCTACCACAGAAGGTGATGACTTCATGTCTATACATCCTCTCGGTAACATTATAGTTGGCCGCTTAGAATCTGAACAAACAACCTACATTAGGAAGTATGACGAAAGTTCTAATTCATGGAAAGAGCTTGGAGATACTTCGTCGATGGATGCTATACATGCCATTACAGAAAGATTTAGTATCGATGGGACTAAAATTAGTATACTCAAGCATAATGGAGGTGGCACTAATCATTTTATAGAAATTTGGGAATATGATGAATTTCCTCACGACCCAGCATCAACCCCAACTCCTACAAATATTGATGATTTTGAAGGAACATGGACTTTAGAAAAAACTATTAGTCAAGTAAATCCTGGTTATGAACTCGACGGAAATGATTTAAAAATAATGGCCTTGAATCAAAATTTCAGTCCTTTTGCTTTTACTTTCAAAAGTTCCCTTAACATAGAAGACGAAACTGGCGCTTACTCTCAAATAGGCAATGACATAGAAGATGGAAATGCCCGCCTTCATTTTTCAAATAACCAAGATAATACACCTACTGTCTTAGCCTTTAATGCGGACTTTTTTAACCAACTCAAGGGCGAACTTCATGTATACGAATACAATTCGTCTGAAAATGAATGGGTAAAGTCTCCTTGTGATTTTGCAGGCGAAAAGACCAACGAATGGTTTGGCTATGGAGATTTTAATGACAAAAGAAGTATCCTTGGAACGCAAAGCTGGGAGAACGTTTCCGTTATAACATATAAATCAAACTGGAGAGATGAGATTATATTAAATTCGGCTCTTAATAAAACATACGATATAGACAGTTCTTTTACGGGTGGTACGAATGCTCATTTCAAACTAGAAGGAGAGCATAGGCTTGAGCCTATTTACTCTTCTGGAACATTTTCTAAAACTACTCCCCATATAGTTATCAAAGTCGGTGACACTTTAAATATGAAAAATCTTACTGGATTCGGGCAAAAACTGTGCATTAAAGACGTTCCTACTTTAGGAGAAACATCCAATCTTACATCTGGAGTTTCCCCTCAATTAGTCTCCGAAGGTGAAACTATGAGTTTTACTCCTTCTGAAAAAGGAGTTTATTTCTACATGAATCCGTTTCTGAACAGTTCGCCTTTTTCTGTTGGTAAAATTCTAGTGATCTAAATTTTATTCTTGACGTTATATTTTTTTTCTGATATAATGCTTATCGTATGAATGATAAATCTGGAGACTTATTAACCAACGAAATTTCTGTTGTAAATAGAATTTTACCTCATAAGCATAAATTTGCTTGGGATCTTTTCTTAAGTAGCTGCGCAAACAATTGGATGCCTACTGAGATATCCATGCAAGAAGACATTAAGCAGTGGAATGGGGATGAAATATCTGATGCTGAAAAGCTTCTCGTAAGGAGGTGTTTGGGTTTTTTCGCTGGAAGCGAATCTCTTGTTGGAAATAATCTTCTTCTTTCTGCCTTTAAACATATTTCAGATGCAGAATGTCGTCAATATATACTAAGACAAGCCTACGAAGAGAGTTTGCATAATTTAACTATAGTATATATATGCGATAGTCTCGACCTTAATATAGAAGAAGTTTTTGCCGCCTATCAAAACGTTCCTAGTATTAAAGCCAAAGATGATTTCCTAATGGAAATAACTACTGATATAAACAGGGATGGATTTAATGCCTCTACGAGAGCTGGGAAACAAGAAATATTAAGGAACTTATTAACTTATTATATAGTTTGTGAGGGAACTTTTTTCTTTAGCGGGTTCGCAATGCTGCTTTCTCTCGGTAGGCAGAATAAGCTTCAGGGTATATCTGATCAAATTAAATATACCCTAAGGGATGAAAGTTCTCATATTTCTTTCGGTGTTTATATAATAAATACATTAATTGAACAAAACCCTTCTATTTGGACTAAATCAATACAGCAAGAATTCGTAGAACATATCAAAAAGGCCGTGGATCTAGAAATAAAATATTCTCATGACGTTCTTCCTACGGGGATACTGGGATTAAATGCAGAAATGTTTATAGATTATATGCATTATATAGGAAACAGAAGGTTAGAGTCTATCGGTCTTGATTTTAGATTCCCTAGCGATCATAACCCTTTTCCTTGGCTAGGCGAAGCTGTAGATGTTCAGGCTATGGGCAATTTCTTCGAAAGGAGAGTTAGGGAATATCAGCAAGTAGGTTCATTAGAAGATGACTTCTAATGGCCAGTCAGAAAGATCTTGATTTAGCTTATCTAAAGATGGCTTTAATATGGGCCTCTTTATCTAATGCTAAAAGAAAAAAGGTTGGATGTTTAATTGTTAAAAATGGATCTATTATTTCTGATGGATATAATGGAACCCCTAAAGGTTTTGACAATAATTGCGAAATTGAACTTGAAGGTTCCTTAGTGACAAAGCCAGAAGTTCTTCATGCGGAGAGTAATGCTATAACTAAATTAGCTAAATCCACTCAATCCAGTAAAGGGGCTACGATGTATACCACCCTATCTCCTTGCTTGGAGTGCTCTAAGTTAATGATACAAGCTGATATTTCTAAATTAGTGTAT